CGCTGTAGGCGAGGCCGCCGAGGATCTGCGTCCGCAGCGGGTCGGGGGCGGCGGGCCCGGCGTCCCAGGGCGTCATCATGTCCGGCCAGCTCACGAGGCCACCTCTGCCCACTGGCGCCGCAGCTCTTCCATGGACTCGTGGTGCTTGCGGGCGGTGCGGATCCGGACGGTACCCAGGTGGAAGTTGACCACCCCGGCTGCGAGCGTGACGATGTTGAACCAGGCGATCCACCGTAGCGAGGGGGCTGACAGGTCCCATGCGGTCAGGCCGATGGCGGCGAGGATGAAGCTGACGCCGATGGCGCGGCCGATCCAGCCGGGGCGCGTGCTTTCCAGGTCGGTCATTTGCAGATCAGGCGGCAGCATCACCGGGTCACCTCCGCAGCCACGCGGACCGGGTTGATGGCCACGTCGATCTCGGCCTCGAAGACCTTGCCGTCGGACTTGCGGCGCAGCAGGACTGCCATGCCGTCGTCGTCCTCGTATCCGGGGACCTCTTCGCCGCTGACGATCTCGAAGTCCTCGCCGCCGAGGTGCAGCGTGTCGAAGCTGCCCCACAGGTGCTCGCAGAGCATCAGGCCGAGGTCACCGTCACGCTTCATGCGCTGGTGGAAGTCGTCTTCGCGCTGCTGGCGCTCTGCTTCGGTCTCGGCGGTCATAGCGTCGCCGCCTCTCTGCGGGCGGCCGCGGTGCCGGTGTCGACCCTGGCGATGGAGGCGAGGTACCGGTAGTCCTTCACGGTCTGGTAGACGAGGACCTTGGCGGCCTGCCCGCCGGCGAGCTGGTCTTCGAGCCAGTCGGCTTGCCGGTCGAGGGCTGCGGCGATGGTGTTGAACGCTTCGATGATGTCGTTCACCGGGTCACCGCCGGAGGCAATCCGAGGGCTGCCCGCCACTCCTGCGGGTCGTGCCCGGCCTTGTGTTCGTGCCACTCGCGGCCGACGTTCAGGCTTTGCCCGCAGACCGGGCATGGCGCGTGGGTGGTGTCGTGCCACCACTGCCGTATCCGCTGGATGGGGTTCATCGCCGGCCTGCCGTGTACCGGCCGCGCCCGGAGCCGAGGTGGTCCTCCGACGCGAGCATGACGTCGACGGCCAGGATCGCGCCGGGGCAGACGCAGTCAGCGTCGAGGTTCCCCCAGTCGTGCCGCTTGCAGGTAATGATCACGCCGCGTCCGTACACCTCAAGCTGTCCCTGCCGCGCCTTCCACGCCTCGCCCTGCTGGCAGTCGGGGCAGGTCCAGATGAAGTCGGTGTCGAACGCCCACCCGGCGCGGACGGCGAGCCAGTTGACGTGCCCGATGATCCGGGTCCGCTCGAGGATCCCGTCAGGGACGGGCGGGGGGGTGCCGCAGTGCCCGCACGGCAGCGGGGTGAGCTTGGGTCCCCACGTGTCGTCGCGGGTGAGGGCGTCGCCGATGCTGATGGCGGGCCGGCCGATGGCGCGCATGGGCCCGGTGGTGGCGGCGTACCCGGCGGGTGCGGGTTCGGGGGGCTGGTAGCGGGGTTCGGCGCGGAGCGGGCCGATGGGCTCGGTGCGGGGGCCGGGGTCGGGCAGGCCTACGTCGGACGCGCCGGCGAACTCGATGGTGGTGGCGTCGTAGCCGGCTGTGCGCAGCTGCGGTACGGGCTCGGCGCGGCGGTGGCGTTCCTCGCGGCGGGTGCGCCGGGCTGATTTGGAGGATGTCACTGGTTGTTATCCCTTCGTCTGTTTTGTTAACATGTGAGCGGTTGTTGTCCCGCTCGTTGGCCCGGTCGTTGCGTTGGCTCGCACGGCCGGGCCGTTTTTTGCGTCTAGGCGGCTGTAACCAGCCGGGTGATGCCTTCTGCGCGCTCGTAGCGGATGCGCTCGTGGTTGCGCACCACGACGCGGCCGAACGCGGGGTGGCCGAACGCGGGAATGCCGTGCTGCGGCGGGTGTACGTGCCGTCCGACATCACGGCCGGAGCCGCACGCGGAGCCGTCGCAGTCCACCTCAAGGTTGCTCAGCGGGATGTCGTCGGCGTTCATGAGTCCTCTTTCGTGTCTAGGAGGCCAGGGCCTTCGGCTCCGGCTCGCTCACGTCCTCGTCGCCGGTCCAGTCGCTGATGTCGCTCAGCCTGACGCGGAGCCCGCGGGCGATCGGGCGGAGAGTCCTGATGGCGACCGGCCTGGGCGTGCCCCGGCTGGTGATGTCCCAGATCCTGTCCCGGTGCACGCCGATCTCCCGGGCGAAGTCGCTGATGCTGTCGCCGCGCCGCCGGATCAGCGCGCGGATCTTGACTTTGTCCGGCACTGCGCTCGGTATGTCTGGCATGTGGAGACCATAAGCCTCGTCTCCACGTGCCGTCAACCCAATCGCAGGTAAATCGCAGTCGGCGGCATCAGCGATATATCTGCGGTAACTCTGCGGTAAGCGGTCTAAGCTGCGCTTTCCTGCTACGGTGGGGGTTGCTTGACGGCAACCGGAACGGCAGTCACAGTCAGTACGGAGCGGTACATCCGGGCACGAAGGGGACGCAGCCATGCCAGCTAACCGGAGACGGTCCGCGGCGACCGCGCCATACGACAGGTGGGAGCTGCTCGGCAGGCTCCTGGAGACCCGCCGCCGGGTTCTCGGTCACACCTGGCGGACCACGTTCGAGCGTGACCGTGGCGTCAACACGCGGCTCGCCGCCGAGATCGAGAAGGCAGCCAAGGACCGGGTCAACCACTTCATGCCCGGGACGCTGCAGCTGGTCGCTGAGGGGTACCAGGTAACGTACGAGTCGGTGCTTGCCCTGCTGCGCGGCGAGAGGGACGACCTGGTCCCGGCCGCGCCCGCCGCGCCCGCGCCCGTCGTGCCCCTCTTCCCCGACGAGCCGCCGGGGTGGCTGGCGGACGAGCCGGGGAGGTCCGCGGCGAACCGCCCCTACATGGAACGGATCCGGGGCCGCCTGGACGTGCTCCGCCTCCAGGGCGTCACCGCCCCGTCGGGCGCGCAGCTGTTCGGCGAGGGCACCCCCGACGCGCGGGAGTGGGATAAGTATTCCGCCGACTGGGAGACCCGCGACGTGGTGTGGTTCGTCGCGGACCTCCAGCGCCGCGCCGCCGCCCGCGAGGCCGGCCCGGAGGAGAACTCCCACGGCGCGTAACATCGCAGGCCCGGGGCTTATGTCGCGTTTGCCCGTGACGCCCGTCATGGTTATCGTCTACATTCCGTGTAACACTTGCGCACCCGCGTGCGCTTCGCGTATGACGAACCTTTGAGGATTGCCGCAAAGTGAGACGCCCGTCGCGGAGCGGAGCGGCCCGGGACCCCCGGGCGGGCCTGGCATGGGAGGGGCAGATGGCTGAACCCGCGTGCGCGGGCGAGGGCGGGGGAAGACCCGGCCACCCGGAGGCGGCGGTGCTGGACCCGCGGAAGCTCATCTGGGCTGACGTGCGGCACGACCTGGTCCTGTGGGCGGAGACGGCCGCCAGGCAGGTCGCCATCCTGGCCACCCGCCCGGATGACGATCCCGCGCGGGAGGTGGCCCGGCTGTGCCTGGCCGGCTTTGAGCGGGCGTTTGAGATGGCCTGCAAGTGGAAGGTGGACGAGGCGGTCCTGGAAGCCCAGTGGCAGGCCGGGTACGACGAGGGCTACCGGGCATGCAAGGCGAACCGGTGCCGCCTCGAGGTGATCGACGGCGGCTAGCCGCCCAGCCTGGCGAGCAGCACGTCAAGCCGGGCCAGCAGGTCATCGAGCTTGCGGCACGGCCGCAGCTCGGTCCCGCTCCTGCTGCCGGCCGCGTCCTCGATCCACGCCCGCCAGAGCTCCCCGGCACGCCAGATGCTCACTTCAGGGTGCGCGCGCTCATACTCGGCGGCCGCGGCTCCGAGCTGTCTGCTGATCCCCTCCATGACCGCAGGGTAAAACACCACGAAACCCGGCGTCATCCAGCCAGCGGGCCGCTCTCGTCGATATCGAACAGTTCCGTCTGGACAAGCTTGGCGGTAAGGCATGTCGCGACCTTGGCGTTCGCCACCCTCAAACGCGCCGCCGCGCGCTCCATCCGGTCGGGGTTATCCCCGAACATCGCGACGCCAACGTTGCAGCGCGCGCACGCGAGGCCGCGAATGCACCGGCCGCACGACGTATTGCCCGGGCAGCACGAGTGATCATGGTCAACGTGGATGTTGCGCTTATTTTCAAGATCTACGGGCTCGCTGCAGAGATAGCAAAGGCCGCCCTGCTCGGCGAGTAGCCGACTCCACTGATCAGCGGAGAGCCCGTATTTCCGTTTGAGCGTATAGTCAAACGCCTGGGCAGGAGTACGAGCATCTTTCTTCCCCTGGGCGCGGCGTTTTGCTGAGTACTGACGCGACTGCTCCCGGGACTTCTCGGGATTAGCCGCACGCCAGCGTCGCCGCTGGATGCGGTTGGCCTCATTGAGTCGATCGCGGTTCGCTTCCCGGTAGCGGCGCTTGTATTCCAGCTGTCGCTGCTTTACCTCCTCTGGGGCGTTCGCCCGGGACCGGCGCTCGTATCCGCTCTGCTTCTCCCGGTTTGCCCCACGCCAGCGACGCTCGTATTCGCGCCGCTTCTCGGGATCTTTGCGTGGCACGACAGGTCATGCCTGCGGTTCGCGCTGCAGCTCGTCCAGGTACTGGCGCACAGCCTCATACATGTCCGGCATCAGGTCCCGCGTCTCGTCGATGCTGGCCCACCGGACCTCTTCCAGATCCTCCGGGTCACCGTTCAGCGGATCGCCCGGTCCTGCCTCGACGTGGCAGTACACCATGACTCGTGAGGTCTTCGGATGGATCCGGCGGCCGATGAACCGGACCGACTGCGCCTCCAGGCCGCTCTCGGCCCGGACCCGGCGGCGCAGCGCCCCGGCCGGCGACTCGCCTTCATGGATGTCGCCGCCCAGGAACGTCCACGGCGGGATGCCGTCGCGGCGCTTGGCGATGAGGACCCGCAGGTCCGGCGATGTGATGATGGCCAGCCCGACGTGGGGCTGCTCGGGGAGGGTGGCTGGTTCGGTCACGGGATTTCCCTTCTCTCGTGCGCGTGCGATGATCTGGCTGACCCGCGCCCTGGACACGCCCATGAACTCCGCCAGCTCGTCATGCGTGAGGCTGTGGGCGTCGGCCATGTAGGCGGCGAGCCAGCCGCGGAAGTCCGCGGTCTGGGTGCGCATCGTCTCGACGAGTTCGGTGAGGGCCTTGGCGGCTTCCCATGCCTCAGCCGTGTTCGGCCAGACCTGGATCGCGGTGGTGGCCCGGTAGAAAGCCTCGCGCATGTGCGTCATCTCGCCGCCCGGAGTGTCGCCCTTTATGTAACCCGTCATGAAGCCTCAGTGTAAGGCAAGAGGCGGGTTGCGGCTATGTTAGGTGTGAGTTACGGTGGTTGGCATGACCACCACTGCGGACGACCTGACGGCCCACCCCGCACATGAAAGCGAGGCCCGTGCGCTGCGAACGCCGAGCCTCGCCGCAGCCCGCCCTACCCGTAGCCCTACGAACAGGAGCATGACTGATGACCGCCACGATACACGAGCCCACTGTCAGCGGCACGGACCCGCTGCCGGAGCCGGGCACCATCCCGTACTTCCGCCGGGAGCTCGACGCCGCCGCGGAACGCTGGGGCCTGGACCCTGTGCCGTGGGGCCCCCTGGCTGCCTGACCGCACTGGCGGCGGCGTCCTTCCCCTGCGCCGCCGCCATGAACTGGAGCACGTGATGACCGAGCATGAGATCCCCGAGTCGCGGGCGCAGGTCGTCCAGCTCCGCGCGGTGGACGCGCAGACCGAGGTAGCGCTGGACGAGGGCAGGCCGCCCGGCCCCGCCTACGTCGACCTGACCGGCGCCGAGGCGAAGCGCCGCGCGATCATCCCCGAGCACTGGCGCACCCGGGAGAACGCGAAACGCCATGTCGCCCTCGCCGCCGCCCGGCACGGCCACCGCGCCGCCTACCACGGCGTCCGCTCGCCCGGCTACCTGGTCAAGGCCGCCGGCTACGCGGTCCGCGGCGTGTTCGTCACCGCCGGGCACCTGATCTCCTGGTGGCACATCCCGGGGACGTCCAGCCTGGAACATCAGGCCGCGGCGGACGGGCTGCTGAACGACCACCTGCGGCTGCACAAGGCCGCGAAGGAGACCCGCAAGGCCCGCGGCACGATCCTCGCCGCCGCCGCCGTGGCGGCGTTCATCGCGGCTGACGCCATGGTCCTGCTCGCGCCGTGGTGGGGATGGGCCCTGCTCGCCGTCGTCCTGTTCACCGCCGCGGCGCTGGCGGGCCGGCCGCAGGGCAAGACCATCACGACGAAGGCGGAGCTGCCCGCGCAGGTGCAGCCGCCGACCCAGGACGTCATCACCCGGGCGCTCGGGTCGATCGGCATCCCCGGCATCAGCCAGGCCATCCGCAACGGCGAGCCGCTCAGCTTCCCGTCCCCCGTGCGGGAGGACGGCCCCGGCTGGCGGTTCGACTGCGACCTGCCCTACGGCGTCACCGCCACGCAGGTCATCGAGCGGCGCGAGCAGTTCGCGTCCGGGCTGCGGCGCCCGCTCGGCGCGGTGTGGCCGGAGGTGGCCGCGCACGAGCACGCCGGCCGCCTCGAATGCTGGGTCGGCAAGACGGACATCTCCAAGGCGAAGCCGGCGCCGTGGCCGTGGCTGCGGACGGGCGGCGGGGACGTGTTCGGGCCGCTGCCGTTCGGCACCGACCCGCGCGGACGCCGGGTCGACGGGCACGTGATCGAGCACAACTGGCTGCTGGGTTCCATGCCCGGCCAGGGCAAGACGTCGGCCCTGCGGGTGCTGGCCGGCGCCGCCGCGCTCGACCCGACGTGCGAGCTGTGGATCTGCGAACTGAAGGGCACCGGGGACCTCGACCCGTTCGAGCGGGTCTGTCACCGGTTCGTCTCCGGCATCGACGACGACTCCATCGCGTACGCGGCGGAGTCGCTGAAGAAGCTCCGCGCCGAGGTGACGGCCCGCGCCGACCGGCTCAAGAAGCTGCCCCGCGAGCTGTGCCCGGACAGGAAGATCACCCGGCAGATCGCGAACCGCCGCGGCCTGAAGCTGCATCCGCTGGGGTGCTTCATCGACGAGTGCCAGAACCTGTTCGCCCACCCGAAGTTCGGCAAGCAGGCCGCCGAGGACGCCATCTTCATCATCAAGATCGGCCGGGCGCTGGGCGTGTTCCTGATCCTGGCCACCCAGCGCCCGGACAGGGACTCGCTGCCGACCGGGGTGTCCGGGAACGTGTCGACGCGGTTCTGCCTGAAGGTCGCCGGCCAGGTCGAGAACGACATGATCCTGGGCACCAGCGCGTACAAGAACGGGGCCCGCGCTACGACGTTCCGGCCGAAGATCGACGCGGGCCTGGGCTACCTGAAGGGCGAGGAGGACGTGCCCCGGGTGGTGCGGACGTACTACCTGAACGGCCACGACGCCGAGCGGGTCGCCCGGCGGGCGCGGGCGCTGCGCGAGGCGGCCGGGACGCTGACCGGCGTCGCCGCCGGCGAGGACGACGAGGCGGAGCGCCGCGACGTGCTGGCCGACGTGCTGGACGTGTTCGCGGGCGACGCAGGGCTGCAGTGGCAGGTGCTGGCCGCCCGGCTCGCCATGCGGTTCCCCGAGCGGTGGGATGACGCGTCGGCCGACGCGGTGTCCGCCGAGCTGCGGGCCCGCGGCGTGCCGAGCGTGAACGTGAAGGCGGACGGGCAGGTGGCCCGCGGCTGCCGCCTGGCCGCCGTCGAGGCCGCGGCGGAGCCGGCGTGACCCCCCGCGAGGGTAGCGCCGCCGCTACCGCCCCTGACCTGCGCGGACGAGGGCTGCCCGCTACCGCCGCTACCGGGCCGCCCGCCGTGACCTGCGCGGTAGCGGGTAGCGCCGCCGCACGTCAGATGACGGAGGAAACGGCCCCATGGCCCTGCTGCCGGGCGCGCGGGATGAGCACCGCTACCAGCTCTGCCAGGACGAGTTCTGCGACCGGTTCCCCTGCCGCCTGTACAAGGAAGGCCGGGGCGACGGCGAGCAGTACGGCTATCAGCGCGGCCACGCCGAGGGGTACGCGGAGGGGTTCGGCGACGGCCTGGAGTCGTGTCCGGGCCCGCATGGCGGGTGATGCGTGATGGCCGCCCTGCTCATCATCCTGATCCTGCTCGCGGCCTGGGCCGGGTCGCTGTACCTGTGGCCGTTCCGTCCGTGCCTGCGGTGCGGCGGCACCGGCCGGAACAAGGGCAGCACCGGGAAGCGGTTCGGCTTGTGCAAGGCGTGCGGCGGATCCGGGCGCAGGCAGCGTTTCGGGTCCAGGACACTGCACCGCTGGGCGAGGTCGGCCCGGACGGAGATCGCCCGGGGGCGGGAGAAGCGGCGTATCGAGCGCGTGAAGCGCAGGACGGAGAACCCCAGGCCATGAGCACCGAAGAAAACGAGCTGGACCTAGCGAAACTGCTGGGCAACGGGCTCAACCTGGCGGTAGTGCACGCATTCGACGCAGCGGACGAGGGCCAGGTCACGTGGATCACCGAGGGTGGCGTGCGGATCGCGGCAATTGCCCCAGTGGAACGCATCACACAGGAGGACGGGCGATGAAGGACACGGAGATGACAGCCGGAGACGAGCGCATAGACCGCGTGACGAGGCTTGCCGCGGTCATCCTGGCGGTCTTCGTTCTCGTGTTGTTCCTGGTGGCATCGGTCATGCTGCTGGCCGGGTGCTCTGACCCGTGCGCGGGTCATGGCGGGATCAGGTCCCAGGGGGGCGGCTGGACGTATTGCAATGACGGCACGCAGATTGCGGGCTACGGATGAGACGGCCGGAGAGCACGCAGAACCGGGGCCTGCTGGCGGGGTTCAGCCCGCTGGCGGGTGTCTCGGCGGGCACTGCGCTGGTGCTGTTCGCGTTCGGGGTGCTGTGCCTGGCCTGGCATCAGGTGTCGGGGCACGTGTCGCTGGCCATCACCATGCTGGCCTACGCGGTGATCGCCGCCCTGGCCGTGGTCACCGGCGCCGGAACGTGGCTGGTCGTGCTATGGGTCGCGCACCGTCACCGTAACCCGGAGCTGCTGGTGCGGCAGGTGGTCCGGGCCGAGGTCGTCGACCCGGCCGCGCCGCCGGCCATCGCCGCTGCGCAGCCTGCCGCGATCGAGCCGCCCCGCGTCTACCTGAACGTCACACCGGACCAGCTCGCAACTCTTGTGCGGCAGCAGGTTACAGACACGCAACTACCCCGCGACAACCATGACCAGGGGACAGCATGACAACCATGAAACTCCCAGCCTGGACCCGCCGCATCCGTGACCGGCTGCGCCCGTCCGCGCCCGCGCCCGCGCCCGTCCGCGGTGACAAGGCGTTCGCTTTCGTCACCCTGGCCGTGGTCGCGGCGGTGGCCGTCATCGCGTTCTCCGCGTCGTACCAGCACCAGTACGAGCTGTCCATCTACTACCGGCAGACTCACTGGGTGGCGGGCATGATGCCGTTCTCTGTTGACCTGCTCATCGTGGCGGCGGGCCTGGTGATCTGGTATGCGGCCCGGCACGGCTATCCGCGTCCCCTGCGGGCGTATGCGGCGCTGTCGGCCGGGGTGGCTGCGACGGTGATCGCGAACCTCGCCGCGGATCATCATTACGCCTGGCCGTGGCTCGGCCCGGGGATCAGCGTGTGGCCCGCGATCGCTTTCGTCGGCGCGTACGAGATGGCGGTGTGGCTGGTCCGCAAGCGGCAGGAGACGGCAGCCGGGGCGGAGGGCGGCGGCACGGTTCCGTCGCCCGGTTTCAGCGACGCCGAAACCGCGGCGCTGGCGTCTTTGAGGGCGACACTGGCGGCGGGGAACCCGTGGTCGCAGAATCAGCTTCAGGACCGGTTCGGCCTGTCCCGTGCGGAGGCGGCGAAAGTGCGTAAGCGGGTGCTGGCCGGATCCAACGGGCACGACGCAGGGAGCCAGCCGTGAACGACGAGGAACTCATCGCCCGGGCCCGCCAGCTGGCCGAGGATGGCGTCAGGTCCGCCGAGGCTCAGGCCCTGGCGCGGGAGCTGCTGCGGCAGCTGGCCGACCGGCTGGAGGAGGACGGCGATGACTGAGCGTGCCCCGAACCGCACCAAGGCGATGCAGGCAGCGGGCGAGTTCTGGGTCGTGATGTGCGCGACCTGCCACCACCCCGGCGGTCTGCACATCATCGATCAGTGGGAACCGCGTGTCACGCACTGCCGCTGCTGCACGGATTGTCACCTTTACGTTGACGGCGAGTATGGCGTGTGGAGTGATGCCCGAACGGCGGAGGCCGCCGAGGCGGAGCGGCCCCCGATATGATAGCCACGACCTCCCGGTCACACCCCCCGCAGGCCTCACCGCCAACGCCCCGTGCATTGGCGTCCCCGCAGAAGGAGGCGCATGGTCAGCGAGGATGCTGCCGCCGCGCTGGTGGTCCGCGAGGCGATGGCGCTGAAGCTGGAAGGGTATGACCCGGTGATCACGGCGGCGAACGAGCGGCGGCTGGTGCGGCTGGCCGCGCTGCTGCTGGACGGGTTCGGCGTCGGGACCGCCCGGGAGACCACGGAGGAAAACGATGACTGACGAGGGTCCGCGATTGCGCGTGGTGGGTGCAGGTCCACTACGGATGCCGTGGGAGCGGAAGCGGCAAGCTAAATCGTACGACGAGGCCAAAGCCATACTCAGGGCCGCTGACGGCTTCCGGGACGGGTTCGGCGTCGGGACCGCCCGGGAGACCACGGAGGAAAACGATGACTGAGACCGAATCACCGTGCGACTTCCACTGCGGCTACGTCAGCAGCGGCAGGGACCTCTGGGAGCACATCGCCTGGGAGCATCAGGACTGCGGCGAGTGCGGGAACAGTCCCCGCCACGATGAAGCCGGCAATGAGGCCGTCACTCACAAGCCGGACTGCCCGCGCCTCCAGCCCGGATATGCCTACCCGTCGGCCGGCAGCGGCTACACGCGATACGACGGGCCGCTTGAGGGTGATGACGACCCGTACGTCAACGACGTCATCGGCGACCTCACATGACCCGCCAGCCGCCCCTGTAATCCGCGCAACCCGGTCGGACGTCTGTAAGGTTGACCACACCTAACTGACGACACCGGGAGACGGCTCCACTTGACATCCTCCATCGGCCCGAAGGCCGAGGATTCCCGCGAGCAGCTGACGGTTGCCCAGCATAACAGCAGGGCCGCCACCGCTTGGCTATCGCGGTTGTGGCGGCCCTGCTCACGTTGGCATCTTCCGCGGAAGGTGTCAGCTGCTCACGGAGGTTCGCGGTTCACGGCCCGGCCTTACTGCGCCGAAGGGCTCCCCGCGCTGCCACCGCATGCCCTGCGGCGGGTCCTGTGGACTCGCCCACTCTACCGCGCCGTGCTAGGGCGGGGTTTCCGCACGGAAGGAATCCTGATGTACAGACGCTTTATCGCACTGGCCGCCGCAATGGCCCTGGCCGTCCTCGGCGTCACCGCCTGGATGGCCGGAGGCGCGGCCGCGACCACGCTCACCTGTACCCACTCCGCCGGGGCGACCACCGTGCCGATCGGCTGCGGCGGCCTCCAGTCCGTCCTCGCCACCCACGGCACCCTCGACATGGCCGTCATCGGCACCGCCAGCGCCAACGGGAACTACTTCAACAGCCCCGTAGGCGTGAAGACCGACACCCAGACCACCACCCCCGGGCAGCGCGAGGACTTCACCGTGTTCGCGGTCGGCGGCAGCATCACCGGCGGCCTCGGCGGCCTCGGCCAGTACGTCGCCATGTACACCCCGAACGGCCACGTCCCCGGCTTCCCCGCCGGCCAGCCGGCGGCTAACACGTCGTTCATGCCGAACAGCCAGGACTTCTGCCTGTCCGTGACGCAGCTCCCGAACGGCCCCCACGGCGCGCTCCGCTGGAACGCCGTCCTGCGGAACTGCAACACGAACGGCACGTTCCACATGGGCGACAACGCGGGCGTGGAGAACTCGGTGACCTCGAGCCACGCGAACCGGTGGCAGGTGTGGGCCCCCGCGACCGGCGCGGCCGGCCTGGAGATGGTCAACGTCAGCCTGCATAACCACTTCAACGTGCCGTACGTCCTGGACATCAAGGGCTCCGGCGGTGACGGGTCGAGGCTGCTGGCGTTCCCCACGCACAACGCCGCGAACGAGGAGTGGACGCTGATCGGGTGCACGCACCCGGCTGACGAGATCAACGGCGGCTCGTACGCGGCCTGCCCGTAGGACTCCCACTAGGGGGATCGTTCAGGGAAGGGTAGTGCGGGTGCGTGCCTTGAGTCCCGCCCGGCGGCCAGAGCCGATCTGACTGGCTCCCTGATCCCCCGCCCTCACCGGCAGGACCCCGGTCTCCTGGCACGCGGGAGGCCGGGCCTGCCGTCATACGATGGAACTCCAGTGACTCCTGATGGCGGGTGAGACGTTAATGGTGAGCAGCCAGGAGGTATACGACCTGCTCCGCGGCGTCGAGTACAACGACGACCTGCGGCCACAGCACTGGGTGATGAACCTTGAGTGGTACAAGGCGATCCGCCGTGAGTTCCTCCGCCCCGACGACGACGCCAGGAACGAAGCGGAATGGGAGCCGTCCGACATCGACATGGTCCTCGGCTACTACGTCACCGTGACCGAGGACGGCGGACGGCCGCACCTGGTGGAACAGCAGGTGCGACGTTGACCGACCCGGCGGACCTCGTACGCGGGCCATTGGCCGCGTGGGATGCACGCGACGCCGGATGGCCGTACCGCCGCCAGGAGAAGACGGACTGGCTTACGGCGCAGGGCCTGCCCGCGGACGAGATGTACCGGATCGAGTTCTTCCTGGCTGACATGCCCTGTGCCCGGATCTTCTGCTACCACCTCAACGAGGACGGCAGACGGCACCTGGATGAGGAGCGCATCGCGTCGGTGGAGCCACCCCGCATGGTTCCGCTCACCGGCCTGCCGCCCCGGGAGCTACTGGGAGTCCCGGCGTGACCGACCCGGCGGACCTCGTACGCGACAACTGCGTCCAGCTTCGCCTCCTCCACCCCCGCCTCGAGTACGCCATCACGCAGGCGTCATCCGGCGACGGGGACAGCATGGCGCCGCGCCCGGCTGACGCGCCGTTCCCCGGTAACGCGGAGGCGTTCGGCGCGCTCATGGTCATCATCGAGAAGGTCCCCCGCCTGGAGGCGTCGCTGCTGCGGGCCGTCGCCGGCCATCCGGGGCTGCGGCGCGGCGGGTCGACCGGGAATTTCCTCGACGCGCTCGGCGCCATCCCGGGCCTGGCCGCCGGGCTGAAGGACGCCGATGACGAGGCCGCGGCCGGGCGGATCCTGGAATGGCTGGTGAAGCTGGCGCAGCAGGTCCGGGCGATCGACGAGGCGGAGCGGTGGCGCCCGCTGCCGCAGCGGCCGTGCCCCCGCTGCGGCTGCTACTTCCTGCGGGTCCAGGAGGACGCGCGGGGGCAGCCGGGGCCGGGCGCGAGGTGCTTCGGGCACCTGGAGTCGGGTGAGCCGTGCCGGGCGGCGTGGGCCAGCCTCGCCGAGATCGCGCACGACCTGGAACGCGCCGAGACCGCGAATGTGGACGGGTGACCATGGCCGAAGGCGACAAGGTGACCGTCAGCGGAGTCATCACCTGGGACTATGCAGGTAACGACTGGGTAGAGGTCCGCTTCGCGGATGGTCCTAACGGGGCGGCGGTCATTCCGCGCAGCCTGCTGCCCGCGCCGGCGGACGCGGACGGGTGAAGGCGGTGCCATGGCGCAGGAGTACGCGAAAGGCGTCTGCCCTGAGTGCAGGCGGACCATCTCCGGCCGCGCCACCGGCATCGAGAAAGCCCACGCCGACCGCCGGTTCGTCGCCCTCCAGCCGCACACCCGCGCCAGGAACGGCCACGGCCGCGACGTCGTGTGCCTCGCCAAAGGTGCCCGCCGCGTCGTCCCCCGCATCCGTGACTGAGACCTGGGGCTTCGGGCGGCGTGACGTGCGCGGCGACCCGTGCGGCGACCCCCCGCTGAGACCAGCCGGGCGGCTGCGCGACCTGATTGCCATGCGGGGCGCCCATGGTTGAAGGGTGGACCATAGCCGAGGCGCGGGAGCAGTTCGCGCAGGCGGGCGTCCCGTTCGACGGCCTCGCCCGGGTCATCCAGGTGCTGCCCGGCTTCCAGCGCACCGGCGAGAAGAAGAAGCCGCCCGGCAGCAAAGGCGGCCGCGGCGAGCTCGTGTACGACATCGGCGACCTGCAACAGCTTCACGCTGTCCTCGCGCGATGGCTCGTCCCGCAGGTGACGACACCGGGAGACACGTGACGCCCGGCTCTTGACAACGGGTTGGTTTCCCTTAGCCTGTGCCTAGGAGCAGTATGCCCGCACCCCCCGAGGGCAAGCTCTCCATCCGCTAGCCCGCGAGCTTCCAATCCTCTCGCGGGTGCCAGCAGCGGCTATTGCGGGCCCGGCGCCCAACTCCTTCCCGGACGCCGGGCCTGTCGCTTACCCGGAGGGACACCATGGACATCGAGCGCGTCATCCGCGAGGCCGCCGACACCCTGGTAGACGCGGCCCCCCCGGAGCGCAAGAGCGAGGTCCGTGCCGCGTCCCTCACCTTCCTCAATGACGTGACCGCCGCCTTCATCGCGGACGTGCGGTGCCCTGACCATGGCTGACCTGCCAGGCGGACCCGGCTGGTACCGGCTCGGTGACCACGGCTGGGAGCACGTCCCCGACGACATAGCCGAGGCCGAGTACGCAGCCAAGGTCCCCGGGTATGAGGAGCTCGTGTACTACTCGGGCACGGCACCCATGACCGCCGCCGCGCTGTTCTGAACCGGAGGAACCATGCCAAGGTTCACGATCCCCCGCACCGCCAACTGCGAAAGCGGCGCGACCAGGCGGAACCCGTCCCCCCAGTACCGCTACGAGCACTACGACCCCCGCTGACCGGAGGCAACTGTGACAACCCTGCAAGGGTGGATCCTGATCGTCCTGATCGGCATCATCGCGCTCGCCTACCTCATCGGCCTGTTCCGGGGCCGGGCGGCATGACCGACGAGGAAGCGCACGAGTTCTACAAGGACCCGGAGCACCTGAAGCCCGCCGGGCCGTGGGCCGCCGCCTTCATCAGGCCGGGCATCAGGGAACTGCGGTACGATCCGCCGTCGTGCGGCCCGCAGGCGCAGACGGTGAACGTCGGCTCGCTGCCGTACGGGCAGCGAGACCCCGCCGCCTGATGTACATCGGCCTCGGCGTCGTCCTGGTGATCGTCGTGCTCGTCGTCCTGATCGTCCTCCTGCGGCGGCGCTGACCATGACCTGGTGGCTGTGCCCGAACGAGCCCCGGTGCCCGCACGGGGCCGTACTGCACGACATCGAGGACTACGAGGACATCATGCCGCGCTGCTGCGTCGAGGGCTGCGACTGCGGCAAGCGCGAGCCAGGGCGCTAACCCGTGCCTGCGCGCGTGCGGTGGACGGGCACCACGACACAACGCGGGTACGGCCACGGTCACCAGTCAGAGCGTGAGCGCAGGCTGGCCGCGTACCGGCCGGGCGACCTGTGCGCCCACTGCGGGCGGCCGATGTGGTGGTGGCCGCTCACCACAGCACGCCAGTACATCGACCTGCCCCACACGGCGGACCGCAGCGGCTACCTCCCCGGCCTCGCGCATAGATCTTGCAACAGGCGAGACGGGCAGCGCATGACCACGGCGATCCTCAACGCCAGGCGCGGCAGGGCACGGGCGTGGGCACAGGCACGGCAGTGGTGACATGAGCCATACCTGGACATTGCTGATCTGGACAGCGCAGGTCGTGTTCGACGTGGCCGCGTGCGTCCTCATCGCGGTCCTCTGGCTGGCATCACGCGACTAGCGCGGCAGTGGTGACCAGCGCACACCACGCATGCACGTTGCACATGCACGTTGCATTCGTACATTGCGTACGTACATGTACGAACAGATGGACGTGTACTGACAGTGACCACACTGCCTGACCACCTCCCGGCCTGACCACCCGCCACCCCACCACCCTAGGGACTCCAACCACCCCCAGGGGTGGTAGCTGATCGACCATCCAGGGTGATTGACCTGCGAAGATAGACGACCATCGAATCGCGAACCGGACAAAGCGGACATTTTGGACTGCCGCAGCCATGATTTCTACACACGGCTTTCCCCCAACATCCCGAGGTGCCCAATGTCGTCACTGAGGGTAGTGAAGGACAGCCCGACCCCCCGCCGGCGCAAACCGGCGACGGTGCGGTCCGCGGCGGAGAGCGGCAGCCGCCGCGCGCTGCTGACCGCCTTGCGGGCCCGGATCGCGACGGGCATAGACAACCCGGATACGCCCGCGCGGGATCTGGCGGCCCTGTCGCTGCGGCTGCTGGACATCGCCCGGGAGCTGGAGCTGCTGGACGCGGCGGAGAAGGCGGACGGCATTGGCGAGGCGGCAGCAACCCCGGACCAGCGCTGGACTGCTCCCTGAGGCTGCGCATCTCGTCCTGCCCAGGGGCATAGCCAGTGACGGCTTCCCGAGCACGCGGCGAGTGTGCGAGCGGATCGGGATCGTCTTCGACCCGTGGCAGCGTGACCTGAACCGGTGCCTGCTGTCGAAATCGCGCGATGGCCTGTACGCGGCGGACACGGCGCTGCTGTCGATCCCGCGGCAGGTGGGCAAGACGTTCGACGTCGGCGGCGTGGTGTTCGCCGACTCGATCATCAACCCGGGCACGGTGACGGTGTGGACGGCGCACCGGTTCAAGGTGGCCCGGGAGTCGTTCAATGAGATGCGGGCGTGGGCGAAGTCGCCGCTGTTGGTCCCGCATATCGACTACGCCGACATCACCACGGGCGCGGGCAATGAGTGCATCCCGTTCCGGAACGGCTCGCGGATCGTGTTCGCGGCCCGGGAGCGGGGCTCGGTCCGCGGGTTCACGAAGGTGCGGCGGCTGGTGCTCGACGAGGGCCAGATCCTGACGGAGATAGCGCTGTCGGACCTGGTTCCGACGATGAACCAGGCGGTTAACCCGCAGATCATCTTGATGTGCACGCCGCCGAAGCCGTCGGACCCGTCCGAGGTGGTGACCCGGCTGCGGGCTGACGCGCTGGACGGCGAGAGCACCGGCGTCCTGTACGTGGAGCTGTCGGCGCCGGCGGGCTGCAAGCCGGATGACCGGGCGGCGTGGCGGAAGGCGAACCCGTCCTATCCCCGCCGGACCCCGGCGAAGGCGATCCTGCGGATGCGCAAGCTGCTGAGCCCGGAGGATTTCATGCGCGAGGCGCTGGGCGTGTGGGATGACCCGGACGGCGCGTGGGAGGTCATCGCCGAGGATACGTGGGGTGCGGCGGCCGTGCGGCAGGGGGCGCTGTGATCGGCGCGGTCGCGTTCGGGTGTGCGATCAGCGACAGCTGCACCTGCCACGGGAAGGCCCGCCAGCACGGCTCGATCGTGGCGGCCGGCCGGTCCGGGCCGGGGAAGATCCTGGTGGATCTGGCGCCGTTCTACGGTTCTCCCGGGCTGCTGGTGGCGCGGATGGCCGTCCTGTACGCCAAGCATGACCCGGTCGCGGTGGTGGTGAACCCGAAGTCGCATTCGGGGACGCTGGTCAAGCCGCTGGGTGAGGCGGGGATCCTGGTCCGCGAGGTTACGGCGCAGGACGTGGCGGTGGCCCACGGGGAGTTCCTCGACTTGGTTGACGACGGCGGCCTCGAGCACCTCGACCAGCCGCCGTTGACCTCTGCCGTGCGGGCGGCGCAGCAGCGGCCGCTGGCGGGTGCGCAGGCGTGGGATCCGAAGGTGGCGACCGACCAGAGCCCGCTCGTGGCCGCCACGCTCGCCTGCTGGGCGTTCCGCCGGTGGGAGGAACTCGCGCAACCGTCCGTGTGGGCGATCTGAGCGGCCGGAGGAGTAGGCGCGTAGCGGTGCCTCGTTCTTAAGCCGCAGTCACGCTCAAGCCCTCCGGACCGTGCCCGGCTACCCGTCGGGACTGGCTTGACTTCGCCCGCGCATTTAGGGACCTGCCCTGGTACCTGGCTGCGGCCTCCTCCGGCCACCCATCCGAACTTAGGAGGCGATCATGCGGTTGTCTATTGCTTTGCTGCTCGTCTCCCTGCTCGGCGTCCTGGCCGGCGGGTGGCTGACGGGCCGTCTCGGGTTCGGCCTGTGCGTGATCGCCGACAGCGTGGCGGTGGGTTTCCTGGCGCTGCGCCTCGACGACGGGACGGGCGATCAGCAGCCGCAGGTGCACGGCGTGCCGACGCTGCAGGACGTGCTCGAGCGTGCGAGGCGGGCCGGGTGACGCGGCTGTGGGACCGCCTCATCAAGCGGGACGGCTACTGGGAAGGCATGGCCAGCGGCGCGTCGGTCCTGACGACCTCCTACGCGTCGCCTGACCGGGAGCCGGTCCTGCCGCAGCTCGCCGCGTACGCGCAGCAGGCCAACTCGTCCAACGCGATCATCTTCGCCGCGATCCTCGTGAGGATGAGCCTGTTCTCGGAGGCGCGGTTCGCGTTCCAGGCGAAGGACGACCGGCACCTGTTCGGCACCACGGCCCTGGCCAAGCTGGAGGAGCCGTTCGGGCCGGAGAGCACGACGGGGCACCTGCTGGCCCGGATGGAGCAGGACGCGTTCCTCGCCGGGAACGCCTACATCTGGGATCCGCCGGGCGAGGACCGGCTGGTGCGGCTGCGGCCCGACTGGGTGACCATCGTGTCCGAGCGGGTGCGCGTGGCGGACAGCGGCTGGTACCGCCGCCCGGTGGCCTACTGGTTCGAGCCGCCCAGGTCCCTGATGTCCAGGGATGAGGGGTTCCTCGTCCCGGCGGCCGAGTGCGTCCACTGGGCGCCCATCCCCGACCCGCAGGCCGACTTCCGGGGCATGAGCCCGCTGACCCCGATCGCCCGGGATCTCGCCGGTGACGACGGGATGACCCGGTACAAGCTGCGCTACCTGCAAAATGACGCCAGCCCGAACGTGATCATCAAGTACGCGCAGAAGCTGCAGGAATCGACGATCGACAAGATCCGGGAGCGGACGGCCGCCCGGTACGCCGGCCCCGACAATGCGGGCAAGACGCTGGTCCTGGATCAGGGCGCGGACCTGACGCTGGTGGGCAACAGCCTGAGCCAGATGGATTTCTCCGGGGTGTCGTCGGTCGGGGTGGAGCGGATCCTGGCGGCGTGCGCGGTGCCGGGCGTCCTGGTGGGCCTGGAGCCGCTGCGGGGCGCGGGCCGGGGCTTTGGCGAGAGCATGACGAAGTTCGCGAACTTGTGGGCGCGGCCGGAGTGGCGGTCAGCGTGCGGGGCGCTGGAGAAGATCACGGACGTCCCCGCAGGCAACAGATTGTGGTTCGACGTCGCTGATATCCAGGCGCTGCAGGAGGGCGAGACGGCCCGGGCGCAGGCCGCTTTGGTGCGGGCTCAGGCGCTGCTGGCGCACCACCAGGCGGGTTATGACCTGATGTCCGCGGTCGCGGCGGTGGAGAGCGGGGACCTGACGCAGCTGAAGGCCGCGCCGGTCCCGCCGCCGCCGCCGAACCTGCCGGTGCAGCACCTGCTGCCGCAGCAGTCGCCGGGCGCGGCGGCTGAGCCGCTGCCGGCGGGGGCGATGCCCCGCCTGCCGGTCGGGTCCACGTCGCCGGGGGACGGCGGGAACAACACCAGGCCGACACCGCGGCCGTCCAGCGCGCGGCGGGTACTGAACGGAGCGCCCGGCTAGCCGTAACCAAGATCTGGGGGCCCCTCGTCCTTCCCTGGAGCGAGGGGCTTCCTTATGTCCACATCCAGGGAGATCCAGGGAGACAACCATGCGACTCGGAGAGTACGGCAGGATCGAACGCGATATCTCAGCCGCCGAGAACGGCACCATCTGGCACCGCTGGCGTTACGGCCGACGGCTGATGTGCGACACGGATATCACCACGCCGAACGGGAATTTCAGGCATGGCGTCATCGAGAAGATCGTGCGCGCAAGTGGCGGGAAGCTCACGGAACGTGAGCTTCGCGCTCGTCGCCAGTGCGGAAAGGCGTACCCAAACCGGTCTCAAATCCGTCAGGCTCTGACGGATTTCGAGACCTGGAATCAGCTCCTGGACGCCAGTTTTCCGCCGTACGAGGGCGAGGAAGACGAGCTTCCGTACAACCCGCTGCTGACGGAAGAACTCATCAAACAGCACGAGACGGGTGCGGGTCACATCGCTGAGGACAGCCAGTACGAGGGCGGCGGCATCATGCCGCGCGACGACTGCGAAGAGCACGGCGAAGAGCCCAGCGAGGGCGCGCTCATCCCGCGTAACACTTACCCGGACACCACTCCGCTGAGCGAACTTGTGCGATGGGCGGAACAGGAAAGAGAGCTAGCGCGCCGCTTCAATGCCCGCGTGGACAGGCTGTGCCACTACATCGACAGTCTCGTAAAGGCCGCAAACGGCGACCTTAACATGACGCTCGGTGAGGCTGAGAAGCGGCTGCACGGTCGTGACTGAGCGCATGCTCCAAGCAAGCGTCATCAAGCTATGCCAACTGTTCGGCATCACCTCGTACCACACATTCGACAGCCGCCGCTCAGACAGAGGCTGGCCCGACTTGGCCATGTGCGGCCCGCGCGGATTCATCACCCGCGAACTCAAGTCCGACAGCGGGACCGTGACCGCCGAGCAGGAGCACTGGGGAGTCAGGCTCCGGCAGGCGGGTGTCGACTGGGGCGTCTGGCGGCCGGCCGATCTCCGTTCGGGCCGGATTGAGAACGAACTGCGGGCGATCAAGTGAGGTAGGGGCATCGGTGACTGACACGTGGTCGTACGGCGCGGAGCGGTTCAACCCTGTGCACGCGCCCGCCGGGTCCGCTGCCGGCGGCCAGTTCGCCGCCTCCGCCGGCAGCAGCGGCGGCGCGGCCAAGGGCACCAAGCCCGCCACCCCCAGCAACCAGCACCCGGTCGGCCAGGGGGAGCACGGCAAGCGGGTCTCCGACCTGCAATCCCGCCTCAACGCCCTCGGCGCGAAACCGCCCCTGAAAGTCGACGGGATCTTCGGCCCCAAGACCCTCGCCGCGGTGAAGGCGTTCCAGAAGTCGCACGGCCTCAAGGTCGACGGGCTCGTGGGCCCGAAGACGACGGCGTCGCTCCGCGGCAAGAGCCCGGCCGCGCACCACGCCCCGGCGCACACCGCCACCCACGCCACCGCGCACGCCAAGGCCAAGCCCGCCGCGTCGCACGCCGCCGCCGGCCATAAGCCGTCCGACAAGCCCGGCAGCATCACCGCCAGCCAGAAGGACGCGATCAAGCAGGCCGTCAAGGACCGCAAGGTCCCCGGCCCGGACGCCGCCGACGCGACCAACCCCAGGGAGATGGCCGCGCTGGCCGAGTCGGAGGCGCAGGCGCTGCTCAAGCACCTGAAATCCTTCCCGCCGCGCAAGACGGTCAAGCGTGACGCGGACCCGTACGGCCACGACCTGTACGTGTCCCGCTCACGCGAGATGCGCGCGGCCGCCGGACTGCGCTGGTAAGCGATGGACGAGACGGGCGCGGCCCGGGCGTCTGACCTGAAGTACGGCCACGGGTCGGCGCTGTGGAAGTACTGGACGACGGGCGCGGGTGCCGCGAAGTGGTCCGGGGCCGTGCACAAGTGGACGACGCTGCGTGACCTGCTGCTGAAGGCAGGCGTCCCGGCCATCTCAGCCGACGGGCTGACCACCAACATCATCCAGGCGGTCATGCCCGGCTACATGAAACAGGCCCACGCGAAGACGGGGCACGCGGGAAGGGCAGCGATGAGCACACCGGACGGCGGGTACGACGCGGACGGCCTCGACGGGTCCTGGGACGGCGACCACTCCGACCTGCCCGACCTGTCCGGCCTGGACGTCGCCGACCTCGAAGCCGCCGACGGCACGGCCCCGGACACGGCGTCCCGCGCCATGCCGGCACCCGGCACCGGCGCCCGGTTCGCCCGGCTCAAGTCGTCGCTGGCCGCCAAGGGCGCCAAGGACCCCGGAGCGCTCGCCGCCTACATCGGGCGGAAGAAGTTCGGCAAGGGCAAGTTCACCAAGCTGGCCGCGAAGGCACGCGGGAAAGGCGGTGCGAGCCGGATGGCCCCACTGGAGTACTTCCGCACGTACGAGCTCGAGGACATCCATATCGTCCGCTCCGCGCAGGGCGACGCGACCGGCCGGCTCGTCGAGGCGTACGCGGCGGTGTTCAACCAGCCCGCGGAGATCCACGACCACGAGGGCCACTACGTCGAGGAGATCGACCCGGCCGCGTTCAACAAGGTCGTCGCCGACATCGGCCGGTCCCGCGCCGGGTTCGGCAAGGTCAAGGTCATGTTCAATCACGGCCTGACCATGCACGGCACCCCCAGCGAGCGAGGGTCGATGCCGATCGGGACGCCGGTGGAAATCCGCCCGGAGGCCCGCGGGCTGCTGACCCTGACCCGCTACTCGGAGACGCCGTTCGCCGATGAGGTGCTGGAGAACATCCGCAACGGCGCGATCACCGCCCAGTCCTTCACCGGGCGGATCGTCCGTTCCGACCCGCAGCTCCGCCGCGGCGACAAGCACTACCCGCGCGGCGGGCAGCTGACCACGGTCCGCCGCACCGAGCTGGGCCTGAAGGAGTTCGGCCCCACGCCGTTCGCGGCGTACAGCGGCGCCGAGATCGTCGGCGTCCGCATGTCCACTCCCGGCGCCTTCGGCGACCCGGAGCCGGACGAGCACGAAGAGCACGACGAACAGGCACTTCCCCCCGATGGTGAAGCCGCCGCCGACGAGCCGCCCCCCGCTGAGGGCCAGGCACTCGAGCGGCATCACCAGCACGCACTGTTCGCCCTGCGATCCAAGGAGGCGCGCGAACGGATCGGGCTGGTCTGGTAATTCAGACCGAAAGGAGCGGTCCCCATGGCCGCTTTGCAGGAACTCCTCGACGAGCAGGCCGCCATCAAGGCGGAACTGCAGCGCATGGAGGACTCTTCCGAGACCACGGAAGAGCAGGACGGCGATTTCAGGGACACCCTGATCGCCCGGTGGGAAGCGCTGGACGAGAAGGTCAAGCCGATCGTCGAGCGGATGGAGCGCATCAAGGCGATCACCCGGCTGGCCGGTGACGAGGCTAACCTCGAGCGCCCCGACCCCGAGTACAACGGCAACGGCAACGGCGGCGCCGTCCGCCGCACCGCGGCCGGGGGCGCGGACGACCCGTACGGCACCGGCCGGTACGGCACCAGCGGCCCCGACCTCGTGATCCGGAACAACCGGGACCCGTACGACTGCCAGGACGCGATCCGCAACGAGAAGCAGATCCTCATGCGGCGCTCCGAGCTCCGCGAGCGGGCGATGGACGCCATCGAGATCGAGGCCCGCCGCGGCCGCCTGATGCACGACTTCGCCGAGGAAGCCACCAGGAAGGCGCAGGAGCAGTTCTTCGGCCAGTCGAACGTCGCCCGGCACATCCTGATGACCGGCAGCCAGGAGTACCAGGACACGTGGCAGGAGTACCTGCAGGACCCGATCGCCAACGCCCAGCGTGCCGCGCTGACGCTGACCCCGGGGTCTGCGGGCGGGTTTTTGCTCCCGTACGTGCTCGATCCCAGCATCATCTTGACCAACGCCGGCAGCGCCAACCCCTGGCGTCGCATCAGCCGCATCGTCCAGACGACCTCGAACACGTGGAACGGGGTCAACAGCGCCGGCGTGAACGCGGCGTGGCTCGCTGAGCAGACGATCGTCACCGACGGCACCCCGACCCTGGGCAACGTGGTCGTGACCCCCGTCAAGGCCGCCGCGTGGGTGTTCGGTTCCTACGAAGTCCTCGAGGACACCGACTTCGGCCAGCAGCTCCCGGCGCTCCTCGCGGACGCCAAGGACAGGCTGGAGGAAGCGGCGTTCGCCACCGGCGGCGGCACCACCGTCCCGAACGGCGTCGTGGTCGGCGCGACCACCGTCGTGACCGGCGCGACGACCCTGGTCTACGCGATCGGCGACGTGTACAGCACGCACGCGGCGCTCCCGGCCAGGTTCAGGAACTCGCCGAAGGTCGCGTGGGTCATGAACGTGGCCTACATCAACAAGACCCGGCAGCTCGACCCCGCCGGCGGCTCGTCGTTCTGGACGAACCTGGGGCAGGGTGCGCCCGAGACGCTGCTGGGTGCCCCGATCTACGAGTCGACCACCATGTCCGCCGCAACGGCGGCGGGCACCCTCGAAGCGATCTTCGGGGACTTCAACCAGTTCATCATCGCGGACCGCGTGGGAGTCAGCATGATCTACGACCCCCTCGTCCAGGGCACGGGCGGCATCCTCCCGAGCGGCCAGGCTGGCTGGTTCATGTTCTGGCGCACAGGCTCGTCACTCTCGACGATCAACGCCTTCAGGGTCCTCAAGGGAGCCTGACCTGCGGTTCTGTTCTGGCGGGCCGCCTGAACGGCCCGCCAGAACATGAACCATCAGCGCACCTAAAGGAAGTGGTTGTCATCGCTGCTCGCTACGCGCTGCAGGATTTCTGGTGGACGACAGCGGCCGGCGCCGCCGTGTTCGTCGAGGAAGGCGCCCTCCGGGACTCCGTGACGTCGCCGGTGGCGGTGGCACTGCCGTCGCTGTTCGGGACGGTCGCGCCTACCTCGGGCGGGTCGCCGCACATGACGGGCCGGCGGGCGCAGCACCTGTCGCAGTACCCGGCCGGGTCGGAACTCTGATGGCCGCGCGTTACGCGACGCAGGATTTCTGGTACACGCCTGTCCTGGCGGCCCCGTCGACGCTGGCGGCGTCGCCGAACGTGGGCGGCGGGACGTTCGCGAACGCCGCCTACTTCTGGAAGATCACCGGCCTCAACGGCAACGGCGAGACGACCGGCTCGAATGAGGCGACGTGCACGGTGGCCACCAACGGCACCGCGTCGCTGACGTGGGCGGCGCTCCCGGCGGGCACGACCGGGGTGAAGGTGTACCGGGGCACCGTGACGAACACGGAGAACGTGCTGGTCGCAACCCTCGGCGCGGTGGTGGCCTACACCGACACGGGGACCGTCGGCGTGGCTGCGACGGTGCCGGCGCTGAACACGGCGCCGCTCGCGTCGGTGTTCGTGGAAGAGGGGGCGCTGCGGGACTCGGTGACGTCGCCGGAGGTGGTGGCGAACGCGTCGCTGTTCGGGACGGTCGCGCCGGTCGTCGGGCAGGCCACCGGGCACATGACGGGGCGGCGGGCTCAGCATCTGGCGCAGTACCCGGCCGGATCGCAACTGTAGAGCTCAGGCGGGAATGCGGATGACGCCATAGTCACCCGCAAGGGCACGCCTGACCTGCTCGGGGTAATGCGTTACGACGAACTGGATCAGGTCGTCGTATGGCCATGGCTCCAGGTGCGGTGCGCCGCCCTGGCGGCGCATCTCGACGGGCAGGCCGAGGAGCAGCGCCGGACCCTCGGAGGGTTCCCACCAGAAATTACCGCCGTCGTCAAGGGCGCGGATGTCGTCAAGCCAGTCCGGGCTCATAATCCAGCGCGACCGGCGGCGCATCTCCGGTGCCACCTCGTCGCGGCCCGCGTGGACCTGTTCGCGGAGCTGCCGGAGCATTTCAGCATCGGTCATACCGCCAACCATACGGAACTGCAGGAAAGGGGCCTGGCGTGTATCAGGCGATGGACTCGTTCGTGGCGGCGCTGAAGTCGGGGGCGGAGCTGCGGGTGATGAAGGGCGAGGTGCTGCCGGACAAGCATGAGCTTGTCCTGCGGGACCTGGCGGGCAGCGGGACGCTGTTCCGGAAGCTGAACCTGGACGATGAGGACGCCCCGCCGGCGGCGGGCCCGAAGCCGAAGGCGTCCCTGAACCTGGGCCGGAAGAGTCCTGCCTGATGGATATCCAGGCGCCGTACGAGCCGGGTACCCCGGACCCGATCTTCGTGGGCGGTGACGCTGACGCGGGGGGCCGTGACATCGTGGCCGGGTCGGTCGCGGAAGCGGTGGCGAACGCGCAGGCCCGGTTCGGCGAGATGCAGGCGGACACGTTCGGGCAGGGTTCCCAGGTCGGTGACAACGTGACGCTGCCGGGCCCGCCGCCGCCGTTCGAGGAAATGTACTTCCCTGAGACCAACCAAGGCCCGCCCGGAGGTGGTTCGTGATGACCGTTCCCGATATCCCCGACGCGACCCCGGAGGGCCGCATGTCGTATCCGAAGACCCCGGTGCAGTCGTTCACGGGGGTGCCGCTGCCGTCGGAGGAGGTCCAGGCGGCGTTCGACCAGGCGATCGCCGAGGGCGGGTCCGGGGTGCTGTACCCGATGTCGCCGCGGATCGCGGAGGCGAAGGCGCTGCTGGAGTCCCCGCAGGGGTTCGGCGCGGCCGGGTACGACATCTCCTCAGGCGCGGCGGGGGGGTGGCCGACGGACGTGGAGCCCCCGGAGGGTTACGAGACGCCGCTGCGTCCCGGCCCGTGATAGCCCAGCGTTTCTTCTTCGACGGTGACCGCCCTGATGCCGTGTCCTCCTGGCGCTGCCTGGGATGCGGAGCCAAGGTGCGCGAGGGCGTCATGAACCACGCCGACCACTGCCCCCAGATGGGCGCGGATGAGCGGATACGGGAGCTGCGCGAGGCCATCGCGGAGAAAGACCGGGTGCTGGCGGAGAAGGACCGCGAGCTGGGCGCCCTGCATGTCTGGGGTGCGCCAGAAGAGACCCTGACGCTTTGACCGCTGATCATGCCGTCATCGGCTACGTCACCGGCGGATGGAACCGCAACGAGTTCACCGCGTCGCTGCTCGCCGTGTGCATGGAAGGCAAGACGCCGGTTGACGCCGTGATCGGGTTCGAGTCCGGGCCGAACATCTCCACGCCGCGGAACATGATCTGCCGGGAGTTCCTCGACGCCCAGGCCGCGCCGTGGCTGTTCATGTGCGACACCGACATGTGGTTCGGAGCGGACACCCTGGACCGGCTCATTGCCGCGGCCGACCCCGGGGAACGCCCCGTGGTCGGCGGGCTGGCGTTCAGCAAGAACGCGGACGGCGGCGCACCCTACTCCACGATGTACGAGCTCACCGACAAGGGCGAGGGGCGGCTGGCGTTCGTCCGTTACGAGACGTGGCCGGAAGACCAGTGCGTGCAGGTGTCCGCGACGGGGGCGGCGTGCCTGCTGATCCACCGGACGGCGCTCGAGCAGGTGGAGAAGGACACCGGTGACATCGCCGCGCCGTGGTTCCGGGAAACCGGGCTGCGGAACGCCCCGATGGCGCTGATGGGTGAGGACATGACGTTCTGCCTGCGCTGCGCGGCCGCGGGGATCCCCGTGCACGTCCATACCGGCGTCAAGGCCGGCCACATGAAGACCCAGATGCTGATCTAGGAGGCCCGCGGGAGGACCCGGGGGGCTGGCCCGGGCGCGGTGGCTCAGCGAGAAGACCACCGTCGTGCGGGCGTACCACGGTACGGCCCGGGCCAGCTCCCCGGCCCCCCTGGGCCCGCGTGCCGCATATTACCGAAGGAGCCGCTATGCACCTGCTCGGCACCGCGAAGCTCGTGATCCCCGAATGGGAGCCGGATCAGGGCTGGCGGGTCCTGGATCCGGACGGTCACGTGGTCGACGCGGGCGGCAAGACGATCATCCGCGTGGAGCTCTCGTTCACGCATGAGTTCACGCATGAGTTCGGCGTGGACGGCAACCGGGTGCCGCTGCTCCGGCAGGTCAGCTGATGACCGAGGGACTCGCATTCGAGCCGGAGGACGATCCGGCGGGGTGGCAGGTGCTGGACCCGGACGGCCACGTGGCCGCGTCCGGCGGGCAGTCCGTGACGGAAGCGTCCGCAGGCGCAGGCGACGGTTCTTAGGTCCGACCGGCCGCCCCGGCAGGAACACCGCCTGGCGGCGGCTTAGCCGACGGGGCGGGCGGGCAAAGGTCGGCTCGCATGTTGCTCCCGCGTTGCTCCTGGTCCTGTACCTGCCACGGCCTCGGGTCCAGGCATAGAGCTTCAGTCTACGCAGCAGCTTGATAACTCAACAGGGAGCCCGCAGTGCCAGCGATAGATAACACTCAGATCAGCAACGTCCTGAACGCGCTGACGCCGACGGGTGCGGCGGGGATCCCGGGGTCGTTCACGGCGTTCGCGGCGTCGGCGATGAAACTGCGGCTGAACTCGACGCTGTCCACGGCGTCGGCGGCGGGGACGGACATCGGCACGCAGACCTCCGGGTACACGGCGGGAGGTTTCACGCTGGGGACCACGGCGTCTACCGCGTCGTCGGCGGGCAGCGCGGTGGGGGTGCCGTTCATCACCCAGTCGTTCGTCAGCAGCGGGGCGCCGACCGCGGTCGTGTCGTTCGACCTGACGTCCTCGGCGGCGGTGCGGGGGTTCTGGGGCCCGTTCAACGGCCAGCCGGTGAACGTGGCGTCCGGCAACACATTTCAAATAACTGGCGGGTCGGGTGCGGCGGCGGGCATCCAGATCAGCCTGACGTGATGGTCGTTCCGCTGCTGACCACGATGACCGACTGGTACTGCCCCAACTGCGCCATCGCCCTGACCGCCCCGGAACCGCCGCCGGGACAGTCGAAATTCCACGTGTGCGGGTCACTGCACGGCCTGACCGCCCCCCTGATCCGCGCCGGGGTCCGGTGCAAGGTCGAGGCGGAGGAGCGGCAGGACTACCTGGGCAGCGAGATCCAGGCGACGGGTGACGACGGCAAACCGTACATGGCGGTCCGGACGACCCGGGGTGACGGGTGCGACCTGGCGGTCAACGCCGGGCTCGCGCAGGCGCGGCTAGGAGACTACAGATGAGCGAGCAGACCCCGGAGCAGGTCCCGGAAGAGACCCCGGCGGTGGTGGTGCAGGCAGGGCTGGCCAGCGCCGCCGCCGGGACAGGCCCGGCTGCCGCGGCGGAAGACGACGAGGACTGACCCGTGACGTTCGGGGCGTTCTCCGCGATCTTCCAGCAGGCCATGCTCAACCCGATCATGGGCAGGGTCTGGTCGACTGCCGTGCCGCCGACGTACACCAGCCTGTCCGCGGATGACGTCCGGGCGGCGCTGTACGGCAACACCGGCACCCCGTCCAAGTCGGTGACGCTGGCTAACTCCTGCTATGCCGTGGATCAGTGGGTGACCGGCAACGAGGTGACAGATGTCACCAACTGGACGGCGGGCGGCCGGGCGCTCGGAACCAAGGCGTTCACCATCGACACCGGCTCGTCGAGCATCTGCTTCCAGGCGGCCGGGACCTCCGGGGCGGGGAACGTCACCATCACGAACGCCTACGGGTGCCTCGTCTACGACAACACGATCACCGGGGCGGGCACCGCCAAGCAGGGCCTCTGCTACAACAGCTTCGGCGGGTCCCCCCAGGGGGTAACCGCCGGGACCTTCACGATCCTCTGGGCGACCGTGGGGGCGCTGACTAATACCGTCGTGTTCAACGTGACGGTCTGACCTGCCATGCCGTCGTACATCACGGGCCTGTCCGGGGGCGGCAGCGGCTCCTTCGTAGACCAGACGGGGACACCCCGCCTGTTCTGGGCGGATGAGGCGTGGGGGCTGCCGGAGAACGCGGGCCGGTGGAACGGCGGCGACTGGGCGCTGGAGTACGACACGTATTTCGCGGCGCGCGCCGCGCAGGGGTTCACCGCGCTGGTGTGCCATCCGTGGGGCCACACCCACACCGGCTGCAATAACAGCGTGGGGAACACGTGGGACGGGGTTTCGCCCTGGTCCGGCGGCGTCCCGAACCTGAATAACACGTTCTGGACGCGCATCGATTACATGTTCACCAGCGCTGCCGCGCGGGGCATCACGATCTTCTTCGACCTGACGATGGGCTGCGACAACGACCGCGGGACGTCGTTCGCGGGGACCGGGGTGTGGCACGGCGTCTCGGATCCGAATATCACCGCCGCGGCGCAGAACATCGCCTCCCGGTACCTGGCCACCCCGAACCTGGTGTGGATGTACGGCGACGACACCAACTCCGCCGACGAGCCGGTCTTTGACCTGGTGCTGGCCGGCATCTCGGCGGCGGGAGACAACCGGGACATCTCGGTGGAGTACTACCCGACCGGCACGACGAGCCGGGAGGACCTGACCGGCAGCCCGACCGCGACCCCGTTCACCTGGGGCGGCGCGAACGCCACGTTCAACTACGTCTACTACTACTGGGTCACCTACTGGGGTGTCGAGCAGGCGTACAAGGAGAACAACCAGATCCCGGTGGTGTGGGGCGACGGGTATTTCTGGGGCGGGGAATCCGGTACGGAGCTGACCGCGACGAGTAATAAGACGATGCGGTTCCAGGTGTGGTGGGCGCTCGCGTCGGGGGCGCGCGGCTGCACGATGGGTTCCCATTTCGTGTGGAACTGGCCGTCCGTGGCGCAGGCGGCGGTCGCCGGGGAAGGCTGGTACGTGAACAGCGCCGCGCCGGTCCGGGCCGTGATCGAGTCGCTGACCGGGTGGAACAAGCTGATCCCCGATCTCACGAACCAGCTGGTCACCGCCGGGCGGGGCACGCGGGCCGCGTACAACGCCGGCAACTGGTCTTCCGACAGCCCGGACACGTACGTGGCGGCGTCGCGGGTGCCGGACGGGTCGCTGGCCCTGCTGTACCTGCCCGCCGCGACCACCGTCACCATTGACCAGACGAAGATGGCCGCCGGGTACTCCGCGAAGTGGATCGACCCGCTCACCGGGGCCACGTCGACGGCCGTCACCGGGTCCACGTACAACTCGACGGCGAAGGGCGCCAACTCGGGCGGGGACGCGGACTGGGCGCTGGCCCTGTTCGCGCCGCCGTACGCGACCTGGACCGTGCCGTGACCGGGGGGTGGCGGGATGGCGGTCGCTTACGACGCGGTAGGCCCGGGCGCGACCGGCACGGGCGTGCAGGGGCCGGCGTCGCTGTCGTGGAGCCATACGGTCACCGGGTCGAACATCGCGGTGGTGGCGGGGGTCGCGGTGGACGGCAGCCCGGACACGATGACCTGCACGGCCACCTGCAACGGCACGTCGATGACGTCGCTGGGCAAGGTGCACTCCGGCGGCTCCACGGCCGGGTACCTGGAGGTGTTCGGGATCGCCGCGGTGACCGCGGGCAGCGCGAGCCTGGTGGCCACCGCGAGTTCCGCCCCGGCGGACCTGAACGGCGGGTCGCTGTCGTTCACCGGGGTGTCGCCGGGCACGCCGTTCGGCACGGCTGGTACCGGGTCGGGCAATTCGGGTACCGCGTCAGCGGCGACCACGGGCAGCACGTCGGGCAACATGGTCGCCGGGTTCGCCATCGAGGGCACGGGGATCACGTCGGCGACCGCCCCGTCGACCAGCCGGTTCATCGAGAACTACCGGGGCATCGCGGGCAACGCGGCGGGGAACTCCGCCGGGGCCACGTCGCCGTCCACCGGGTCGGCGGTCACGATGGCGTGGGCGGTCACCTCCGACTTCTGGGCCGCGCTGGCGGTGGAGGTGCTGGCCGGGGGCGCCGGGCAGGCGAACGCGGTCCTGGCCACCGCCGCCGGGGCCGCCCTGACAGCGCTGACCAGCCCGTCAGCCCTGCTGTCCGGCCCGGATTACCCGGCGCTCGCCTCGGTCCTGGGCGGCGGTTCCGGGACGTGGACGAACCCGCTGCTCGCCGAGGGCCCCCCGTAAACGAAAGGCGGCGCAGGTGCCGAAGCAAACATGGTCGGGGCTCCTCAACGACGGGGCGCCGTGGCAGACAACGCAGGGTGCGACCCTGTCCACCGCGGCGACCGCGACGATCAGCCCGCAGGCCCCCACGACGCAGGACTGGTCGATGCCCGGCCAGATGTGGTACCCCGGCGCGGTCCTCGAAGTCTCGGCCCGCGGCATCTACACGATGGGGTCCACCGCCACGAACTTCACGTTCACGCTGCTGGCCGGGGCGACGACCCTGGTGACGACGGGCGCGTTCGCGGCGACGGTGACGCAGACGAACCAGCCGTGGAAGCTGGAGGCGGCGATCCGGTGCATCGCCTACGGGTCGACGGGGAACACGATGGAAACCCAGGGGGAGGTGGTCCTGTCGGTGGCCGCGACGCCGTTCACGATCCAGGTCCCGATGCCGCTGACCAACGGTCCCACCGTCGCCGCGGTCGACACCACCATCGCGAAGATCATGCCGCTGCAGGCAACCCTCAGCCAGGTCACCGGGTCGCCGACGATCAAGTGCACCCAGTACCTGCTCAAGGCCATCAACTAGGCCATGCCGCCCGCGCCGCCGCTGTGGCCCCGCCCGCAGGCCGTAGTCGGCCCGGGGCTCCTCGACCAGCCCGGGCTGCCGGTCCTGCCGAAAACGGGCCTCCAGTTCGTCCCCGTCATATCCCCCGGCCTGGAACTGTCCCAGTTCGGCACGTTCACCGGGGTCACCACCGGCACCCCCATCACCCTGGTCACCCTGAACGTGAACCAGTTCACCACCGACGCGAACATCGCCCCCCTGAGTTACGAACTGTGGGACTTCACGGGCACCCCCGCCCTGCTCGGCACCGCCGCGGGAACCGTGTCGACCACCAGCAGCAATGTGGACACCGCTAATTTCACCGGCGTCACCTACCCGATGCTCGGCACGCTCCGGGTCCGCATCTACGCCGCGCAGGGCACCGCCACCAGCGGGGCGCAGCAGGCCGTCGGGTGGGCGTCGCTCACCGTCACCTATTCCGCGGACACCGGCACCGGCCTCGCGGTACCCCAGCGGGCCGCCAGCATGCGGGTACTGCCACCCCAGCCGCCAGGCGGGGCCACATTCACCTGACGGGAAGGCTCAGCAATTGTCTGAATACCGGGCGGCACCGCGGGCCACCTCCACCCCGTTCGCGCCGGTCGTCGTGGCGCTGGCCGCGGCGACGACGAAGACGGTGCTGCAGGTGAACATCCCGTCGGCGCAGGACATCCGGGTCATCGGCTGGGGCGTGTCGTTCGACGGCGCCAGCGGGACGGCGGTCCCGGTGATCTGCCAGCTGATCGAGGGGGACGTCGCCGCGTCGACCGGGACGTCGTTCACCCCGGAACCGTGGGGCAACGCGATCTCCACCGCCAGCGTGTGCATCGGCGGCGCCGCCCTGACCGGGTACGGGTTCACCACCGAGGGCACCATGACCGCGGTCCGGGAGCTCGACACGCAGCATGTGCACCCGCAGTCAGCGTACGGGGTGTTCTGGCCGGCGACGGACACCCAGCCGAGATGCGGTGCGGCGGCGGCGGCGCGGTTCCTGCGGGTCCGGTGCACCGCCGCCGCGATCGTGAACGTGATCCCGTGGGTGATCTGGACCGAACCGGCAGTCTGAGGTAGCTGATGCCGATCCGCGGCGCGGCCGCTAACGTCCGGTTCGGCCGGCCCGCCCCGGACACCGCGGGCGCCACGTCCGCCGGCACCGCCGCGGTTGCCGGGGCCGCAGCCGTCACTGCGGTCGTCACGCAGATCGCCCCGGCCGCCGCCGCGGGGACGGGCGCGGTCACCGCCGTAGCGACGGTCATCGCCCCGGCCACGACGGCTGGCGCCGGGACGGTCACCGCCGTAGCAACCCAGATCGCGCCGGGGAGCGCCGCCGGGGCTGGCGCTGTCACGGATGTTGTCACGCAGGCCGCAACCGCGGCATCAGCGGGCGCCGGGTCCGTCGCTGACGTAGTGACCCAGGCCGCCACCGCTACGCCGGCTGGCGCGGGCGCGGTCACGGCGCAGGCCACGCAGATCGCCCCGGCTACCGCCGCGGGCGCGGGCGCGGTCACGGATGTCGTCACCCAGATCGCGGGTGCGTCCGCCGCCGGGGCGGGGTCTGTCACTGCCATCGGGTCGTCGTCGGGCGCGGCGACCGCTACTGCCGCGGGTGCCGCCGCTGTCACGGCGGTTGTCACGCAGATCGCGCCTGCGGCAGCGGCGGGCGCTGCCGCGGTCACGGATGTCGTTACCCAGGTCGCGGGCGGCGCCGCGGCGGGCGCGGCTGCTGTCACCGATGTCGTCACCCAGATCGTCCCGGCTACTGCTGCTGGCGCGGGGTCTGTCACGGATGTCGTGACGCAGATCGCCACCGCGACGGCGGCTGGCGCCGGGTCGGTCACCGCGGCGGGCAGCTCCGGCGGCGCGAGCACCGCCTCGGCTGCGGGTGCCGCCGCGACCACGGCCGCCGCCACGCAGATAGCCCCCGCTGCCGCAGCGGGCGCGGGCGCGGTCACCGCCGTAGCGACGCAGATAGCCACCGCGGCCGGGACCGCCGCCGGGGCCGCCAGCGCCTCCGGGGTCATCCCCGGCACCGCAAACGTGGCCGGCGCGGGAACCGCCACCGCGAAGGCCGCCCAGGCAGTCCCCGCCCAGGCAGCCGGCGCGGCGGTCCTGTCCGCGCTGGCCACCCAGCAGGCCGCCGCCGTCATCACCGCAGCCGGGACGGTCACCGCCGCTGGCGGTATCCAGCTGGCGTTCACCGTCGGCACCCTCACCGCCACCGACCGGCCCGCGGCGGTCCTCGCCGCGGTATCGGCCGCCACCGCACCCCAGGCGGTCCTCACAGGCGCGACAAGCTCGACAGGAGGGCCATCGTGAAGAACCCCAGCGCGCCCTGCGGCCGGCGCGGGTGCGGCGACCCCCTCTCCGTCCACGAGCATTACACCAGGCCAGGCGACCTGCGCTGCGGCCTGTGCCCCTGCCGCCGCTGGCGCCGCGCCTGGTGGCCCCGCAGGAAACCCAAAGCGCCCGTGACGGGAGGGCCGAGTTGAGCCGGTACCCTCTCGGCGCCCCGGTACGGGTCAGCACGACCGTCCGGGATGTCACCGGGGCGCTCGTCAACCCCGGCACCCTGATCCTGCTCGTCAAGACCGCAGCCGCCGACGGCACCTGGACCACTACCGGCACTTATTCCAGCCCGGCCAATGATTCCACTGGTACCTATCATCAGGACATCCCCGTCACCGACCTGGCCACGGCCGGGCACTACCAGTACACGTGGACCAGCACCGGCACCGGGGCTGGCGTCTCCTTCGGCGAGTTCGACATCTTCGACCCCTTTGAAACGTCGGTCATCTCGTTGCAGGACGCGAAGGACCAGCTGAACATCCCGGCCTCCAATACGGCCAGCGACGCGGAGATCGCCTCCTGGATCGCCACGATCGAGTCCAACCTCAAGCGCGCCACCGGCGGCCCCGTCGTCAACCGCACCGTCACCGAGCGCGCCGAGATGATGAGCAACCAGACCGTCATCCTGGTCCGGCAGCGGCCCCTGGTGTCCGTCACCAGCATCGCCTCGACGTCCGGCGGGACGATCGACATCAGCGCGGGCCTGGACCTGGACGTCAACGCCGGGCTGATCCGCCGCAAGCTCGGCCTGCCGTTCTACGGCCCTTTCTTCCAGTGGATGCCCGCGGTCACGGTCACCTACGTGGCCGGGTGGGGCGTGTCGGTCCCGGCGGCGTTCGCCAGCTTCGCCCGGATCGTCCTCGCCCACCTGTGGAGCAGCCAGCGGGGCCCGCTCACCGTGCCCATGGGCGGCGGGGACCTGACCACCCCCCCGGGATTCGGTTTCGCGATCCCGAATATGGCCGCCGAGCTTCTCAACGGCTCCCAGGGGGGCGTACCTTTCCTGTCTGAGGCGTTCGTGTGACCTACTACTCGTCGGTTCCCGCCGCGATGACCGGCCTGGTGGCCGCGTTCAGGACGTCGACGGGGCTGGGCCTGGCCGGGGTCGCGGTCCGCGACGGGCCCGCCCTCACCGCCGACCCCGCCCTGGAAGCCGTCGCGGTCGGGTACGCCGACGACCAGAACCAGGACGTCGTGACCGGCACCGCATCCCCTGAGGGGCTGGGCACCGGGGGGGACCGGGAACGGTACGCCATCTCCTGCACCGTCGAGGTACTCGACCCGGGCGGCGACATCGCCGCGGCCCGCACCCGGGCGTACGCGCTGCACGCCGCGTGCGGCGCGGCCATCGCCGTGGACCACACACTCGGCAGGGTGGTGCTGCAGGCGTCCATCGGGATCGGGTCGCTGCGGCAGCAGCAGACGGCGGGCGGGGCCCTGGCCCGGGTCGCCTTCCCCGTCAACTGCGACGCGTACACCGCCCGCTGACCTCAGTTCTCCCGCTGGCGGCGGAACAGCCGCGACCGGCGCTGGCGGCGGAACAGGCTCCACAGCTTCCCGCCCGCCGGCTTCCACGTCCGCCAGCGGCCCCTCACGATCCGGCCATGATCTCGCTGACGATCTTCTGCAGCGTCGCGTCGGATATGCCCTTGCACGCGGCCGGCCTGGTGGCCGCCGGGGCGTCCGGGTGGGCGAGGGCGTAGTGGTAGTCGCGGGTCATCGCGGCCTTGCACGCTGACTCGGACGGCCCGCCGCCGCACCCGGCGAGACTCCCGGCCAGTGCGGCGGTGATCGCCAGCGCGGCGATCCTGGTCCTGGTCATGATGCGTCCCGGGGCGCGTTCGCGGCGATGATGGCACGGCGGGCAGCCGCTGCCGACTGCACCACCTGTAGCGCCGCGCCCGGTGGTACGCCAGCTTTAAGCAACCTGGTCAGGGCGCGAATCTGCTCGACTCCATCATCCGATGAGTTCTCGTTGCCGGTCATGACTTCAGTCCCTTGGTGATCAGGATGCGGATGGCGTCGGCGATGCTGATGCCGCCGTTGGCCTCGGCGTAGGCCTTGACGGCGGCGGCTTGCCTGTCGTCGAGGCGGATGTTGGTCGTGTAGGTCATAGTCCGTCGTCCTCTTCGGCGCGCATTTGCGCGTAGGCCATTACCTCGGCGCACTCGCGGCGTGCCCGTGCGCTGCCTCCGAGAGCGCGGTCGCACACCTTGACCTGCTTCAGGTCGCCGGCGCTTCCGGCGTCGTCCCGCAGTGCGCGTATCTGCTCGTCGCTGATCTCGGGGTGGTTCATGATCGCGCTCCCTCTCTAGGTGATACCCATACGGTACCAGGTTGGTACCAGGAACGCAACCGGAGGTACCTAAGCCATGGCGGCTCTCACAGCACAGGTCGTCCCGCACGCCGGCGTAACGCCGACCCTGACAGCCGCGCTCGGCGGCACCACCGCCAACACGGCGCCCTGCGGGTCCGGGCTGGGCCTGATGTTCGTCAATACCGCCGGCACCACGTGCGTGATCACGATGCGCGTGCCCGCCACCACCACGTTCGACGGGCTCGTCATCCCCAACCGGACGTTCACGCTGCCGGCCACGGCCAACGCCGTCAGCTTCATCCCGCTGGTGGCCTCGTCGTACGCCGACCCGGTGACCGGCCTGGCAACGTTCGACGTCGCGGCGGGCACCGTCTCCGCGGCCGTAGTCGGGATCAGCAGCTAAGGAGGCGCGGCGTCATGAGCGAATGGGTCACGATCATCCACCCGGGGACCGGCGGCACCAGCGAGGTGCACCAGTCCTCTCTCTATCAGTGGTACGCGGCGGGGTGGCGGCTGCTCTCCGACGACGAGGCCCCCGCGCAGGAACCGGAGCCGGAACCGCCGCCGGTGACCAAGGCCCAGGCCGCCAGAGCCGCTAAGGCCGGAACCAGCGAGGAGAACTAGCCATGCCGCCGACACCGCTGACCGCAACCCTCCGGTACATCCCGCCGGGCACCCGGAAAATCTACTGGATCACCACGATCGCCACGTACACCGCGCCGTCCCGCGGCGAGCTGAACGCCGGGATCGACCTGTCCGCCGAGGTCGCCGAGATCAACGGTTTCTCCGTCACCTCCGGCACGGTCGACACCCCCGACCTGTCGAGCCGGTTCACGTCCAAGATCCCCGGGCCGATCACCGCCGACAACTCGTCCCTGTCGTTCTACGCCTCCACCACGTCGTCGGACGTGCGCACGGTGCTGCCCCGTGACACCTCCGGGTTCGTCGTGTTCCTGTGGGAGGGCGACATCACCGGGCAGAGAATGGACGTCTTCCCCGCGAAGGTCACCTCGTCCGCGCTGGACGGCAACATGACCGACCCGGAGAAGGTCAACATCAGCTTCGCGATCACGAAGATCCCGGCCAGCAACGTGGTCATCCCCTGATGGGGTCGTATCTCACCAGGGACGCGATCCTCGCCGCGGGCGCACTGAAGACCGAAGAGGTCGACGTATCCGACACCGCATGGGGCGGCATCGTGCTGGTGCGGGAGCTGCGGGGCCGCGAACGCGACGAGTGGGAGGCGTCGCTGGCCGTGCAGCGCGGACGGCAGATGGTCCCCGACGTGGCGAACATGCGCGCCAAGCTCGTCGCCCGCTGCGTGGTCGACGCGGATCTCGAGCCGCTGTTCTCGCAGCAGGACGTGAACGCGCTCGGCGAGCTGTCCGCCGTGGCGCTCGACCGGGTGTTCGACGTGGCGTCCCGGCTGTCCGGGCTGAACCCGGCCGACGTGGAGGAGAAGGCAAAAAACTCCGGGACCGGCCCGTAAGGAGGTTCTGCTTCGGGCTGGCCCGCGACCTCGGCTGCACCGTCGCCGAGCTCCTCGACCGGATCTCCTCATCGGAGCTGACGGAGTGGATGGCCTGGTACCAGGCCGAGGAAGAAGACCGGGAACGCGAGGAGAAAAGGCGGCGGTGATGGCTGACCTGGCGAGCGAGCTGGAGGCTGTCGCGTTCCGGCTGCGCCGCGCCGGCGATGAGGACCTGGGCCGGGAGCTCACGCGGGCGATGAGCCGCGGCGTCCAGGAGGTCCCGGACCTCATCCGGGCCGGGCTGGGCTCGCACCTGCCCGACCGGTACGCCGCCGACCTGGCCGCCGACCTGGACATCAAGACCACCGCCCGGAACAGCGGCGGGGCCGACGCCGACGCCGCCGTGGCGGTCTACGCGCAGACCCGCGGGAAAGGCCGGAGGCTGCGCCGCCTCGACGCGGGCCTGCTCACGCATCCCCTGTACGGGGACAGGGGGCACTGGTATACGCAGGCCGGCGGGGGCGGCACGGGACCCGGAATGCATTCCGGCTGGTTCACCAGCCCCTGCGAAGACGCCGCCCCCCGGGTCCGCGGCAACCTAGAGCAGGCGCTGGAAAACGTCAGTAACCGCGTGACCGGCAAGGGAGCGTTACCGTGACCAGCCAGTCGATCTACCTGCGATAATAGACAGGAAGTGCCCCGGCGAGGCGGTAACCTCCCGGGGCTGGCCGAACCTAGGTAAGAGGTCCGACATGGCTGAGCCTAACCCTGACGCCAAGGCGCGCAAGCGGGAGTACAACCGCCGGTACCGCGAGGCCAACCGCGAGCAGCTCCGGGAAAAGAACCGGGAATACCGCGAGGCCAACCGCGACGAGATCAACGAGCGTCATCGTCAGCGGTACGACCCCCAGCAGAACGCCGCCCGCTACCAAGCCAACCGCGCCAAGATCAGCGAGCAGCAACGCGCGTACTACCAGGCCAACCGCCAGGAGAGGCTAGAGGCCGTCAAGGCGTACACGGAAGCCAATCAGGGCAAGGTCCGCGAATACAAGCGCCAGTATTACCAGGCCAGCGGTGCCAAGGTCCGGCAGAAGGCCCTTGAGGACAAGCATGGGCCGAACATCGCCGCCGACTGGGCTGTCATGTGGGAGGCGCAGCAAGGCCGCTGCTACCTCTGCGGACGCGACATGGATCCTGACGACGCGCACGTTGAGCACTGGCACGGCTGCGCCGCCCATGGCCCGAAGAAATCCTGCCGGGCCTGCCGTCGCGGGCTGGCGCACCAGAACTGCAACATCATCGTCGGTCAGGCAGCGGACGATCCCTCTCTGCTGAGAATCATCGCGGACAACCTCGAACGGGCCAACACTGACATCGCAGCACGTCAGGCGGTGATGCCGCAGCACATAACACTCTTCTAGGGGAGCCGTGGCCACCCAGTCGATCACCTATGAGTTTCTGAGCCGGGGCGCTGCGTCACTAGCTCGTGACTTCAGGTCAACGGGCGACAGTGCTTCGGCCGCGGCGCGGGGCGCGGCGGTCCTCCAGAAAGTCATCGCCGACCTGGGGCAGAAGGAGAACCGCACCGCGGCGGAGTCGGTGGCCCTAGCGAAGGCGCTGCGGCTGACCGGCGACGCGGAGGACCGGGCCGCCGCGAAGGCCCTGGCGGCTGACATCGCGATCCGCCGCCTCGACGACGCGCTGAAGGACTCGTCCAAGAGCACGGGCGGCGCCAGGGCGGGGTTCGCGAGCCTGGCCGGGGAGGTCACCGGGTTCGGCGCCGCCTCCGACGCGGCGACCAGCGGGGGAAACAAGTTCAAGCTGGCCCTGGCCGGGCTGAACCTCGCCTCCGGGGTCCTCGAGCCCGCGCTGGCCGGGGTCGTGGTCGCCGCAGGCGGCCTCGCGGCGGCGTTCTCTGCCGCCGGGGCCGGGGTCATCGCCTACCAGGTCGCGCTGAAGCCGCTGCTGTCCCAGACCACCGACGTGATGAAGGCCCAGGCGGCGCTGGACAAGGCGCAGGCCACGGCGCAGGCGAATTACGCGGCGGCCATCAAGTCCGGGGTGAGCGCCAAGACCGCGGACGCGGCGCGGACCAAGGCGATGACCGCGGCGCAGCAGCAGTACAACCTGGCCGTCGCGGCCGCCCCCGCGCCGGTCCGCGAATTCGCCAGGGCGGTGGAAGACACCAAGTCCGGCTACACCGCGTGGGCCGATTCCCTCGCCCGGCCCGTGCTGAGCCCCCTGTCGACGGCGCTGAAAATAGTCGAGCCCGCGCTGAAGGCGATCACGCCGCTGGTGCGGGTCACGGCCGGCGCGTTCGGGATGCTGGTCACCGAGATATCCAGGAAGGTCGACGCGGGCGGCCTGACGTCCGTCGTGACCACGGTGCTGCCGCACGTGCGGGACACGATCCTCGACCTCGGGCACGCGGCGGGGAACGTGGCCGCCGGGATCTGGGGCATCCTCAAGGCGTTCATGCCGGTGTCCGGGCAGATCACCGCCGGGGTCGTCAAGCTGACCGCCAAGTTCAAGGAGTGGGGCCAGTCCCTGTCCGGCGGCACCGGGTTCCAGTCGCTGATGACCACGTTCCGCACCGAGACGCCGCAGGCCATGGCGATCCTGACGAACCTCGGCACGGTGATCACCAACGTCGGCAAGGCGATGTTCGGCCTCTCCTCGTTCAGCAATTCCCGGCTGCTGCTGTCCGCGCTGCTGCCCCTGTCCGGGGTGATGGCCAGCCTGAGCAAGAACACGGACCTCGTGCGGATAGCGATGTACGCGCTGCTCGCGGTGAAGATCGGGCAGCAGTTCTCCTGGGTCACCGACGCGTGGAAGGGGATCGTCAAGTTCGCCGCCGCCGCAGAGGGCGCGACGGTCGCGGAGACCATCGCCGCCGCCGCGACGAGGGCGTGGGGGCTGGCGATGACCGCGCTGCCGTGGGTCGCGCTCGCCACCGCCGTCGTCGCCGTCGCGCTGCTGATCATCAAGTACCACCAGCAGATCTGGACGTTCATCCAGAAGGTGTGGCACGACATCCTCGCCGTGATCATGGGCGTGTGGAACTGGGTCAGGACGAACTGGCCGCTGCTGCTCGGCATCATCACCGGGCCGATCGGCCTGGCGATCTTGTGGGTCGTCCAGCACTTCGGCGAGATCACCACTGCGGTCAAGGCGGTGCTGAACGCCGTGCAGACCGCGTGGAACGCCGTGTGGGGCGCGATCAGGGCCGCGTTCGCCGTGTTCATCTCCGCCGGGATCATCGCCCCGTTCAATACGATCACCGGCGCCATCAGGACGGTCCTGTCCGCCGTGTCGTCGGCGTGGAATAACACGTGGAACACGCTGAAAGCCGCGTTCCGGATCTTCGTCGTCGACGGGGTGCTGGGCCCGCTCGGCCTGATCATCAACGGGGCGGCGAAGGCGTTCAGCTGGGTTCCCCTCGTCGGCGACAAGCTGAAGGGCGCGGCGGCGGCGTTCAACACGTTCCGGGCTAACGTCAACTCGTCGCTCGGCGGGATCAACGGCCGGACCGTCAACGTCTCCGTCGCCATGACGTCCGCGACCAACCCGTACGGCGGGATCACCCCGAAAACAGCCCGCGGCTGGCTGGTATCCGGCGGGACGCCCGGCAGGGACAGCGTGCCGATCCTGGCCATGCCGGGCGAGCTGGTGGTACCCACGCACATCGTCCGGGCCGGGGCGGTCGACCACCTGCGCGGCCGGATCCCCGGGTTCGCGGCGGGCGGCGTGGTCGGCGCTCCCGGCACGGGCGTGGTCGTCGCCCCGCACACCCCGACCGTCGCGCAGGTCCAGTCGACGCTGATGGCCAGCGTCATGAAACTCGCCGTGGTGTTCGCGAAAGCCGCGCAGGCCGCCGCGAAGGCGGCCGCGGGAGGGGCCGGGACGCCAGGTCCGGGCGGCGGCGCCCCCGGCGCGAACGCCGCGCTGGCCCGCCGGCTGATGCCCTCCTGGGGCAGCGGCGCCGAATGGAACGCGTGGAACTACCTGGAAATGCGGGAGGCGGGCTGGAACCAGTTCGCCCGCAACCCGTCATCGGGCGCGTACGGCATCCCGCAGGCGCTACCACCCGGGAAGATGGGTGCTGCGGCGAACCCGCCGCAGTCCAACCCCACCGCGCAGATCCGCTGGATGATCGGCTACATCCAGAGCCGGTACGGCGATCCGATCGCGGCGGCCGCCCATGAGCGGGCGTTCAACTGGTACGGCGGCGGCCTGGATGCCATGTTCACCCGGCCGACACTAATCGGCGTCGGCGAGCGCGGCCCCGAGCACGTCCAGGTCACACCCGGCGGCGGCGGGGGCGGGGACCTCGGCGCCAAGCTGGACCGGCTCATCGCGGAAGTCCGGCAGCTCACCGGCGTCGCCGCGGGCATCCCCGCCGCGACCGGCCGCCACGTCGGCGGGGCCATCAACAGCTCCGCCGGAGCGGCCAGCTTCCGGAACCGCTACCCGCAGGGCGGTGCGTAAGGCACGCGTTCGGTCACGCAGGCGATACCGGCAATCTCACCCCGGCTGTTCAGGCTTGCCGTCGGGTGCGCGTCGCCGGGTGCTCCGCGTTCGCGCATGTCCGCGACGAACGCCGCCAGCTCATCTAGCGTCGCGCCGTCATCAAAGGGACGCCATGCCTGCCGGGCATTGCGGTCCTCGGCGCGGATCTCAGCGCTCATGCCGCCATCGTAAGCCCCCGGAGGAGCTAGTGACCGCTGACCCGCAGGGCGGCCGGCCGGGGGCGCCTGACGGCGGATGGACGCCGGACGGGAGAGCGCGCCTAACCGGCTGATCGCGCTCCTGCCCGGGATAGCTGAAGCCGGCGCGGTCCTCCAGGCGGCGGTGACTAGTACGTCCCGTCCGGTCATCCGGCAGTCATATTACCAATCCCCGGAGGAGCCAGTGACAGCTGACCCGCACGGGGGCCGGTGATGACGTCCAGCCTCATCCTGGGCAACGCGATCGAATTGCTGGGTGCTGAGGGGGGCGTCCCGTCGGTCAACCCCGCGTGCCCGGGGGCGATCTTCCTCCTCGCCGACGACGGCTCCTATGACCTGGGTGCCCCGGCGCCCACCTCGAGTTACGTGGCCAGCCTGATCCTCGACGGGGAACGGCCGTTCGGCCGCAGGGCCAGCAACCGGACCATCACGCTGCCCATAAAGATCGTCGCGCCGAACGGCAGCCTGCAGCTCCTGGCCGCCGCCCGGGAATTTTTGCAGCAGACCGTCGACCAGGACGTGTGGACGATCACGTGGGTACGCGACCCCGGTCCCGGCGGCACGCCGGTGCCGCTGATCATCGACTGCTTCCGCGCCCAGCCGTCCAGGCCGTCGTACGCGCCGCTGGCTGAGGCGCAGGGTGTCATGCGGGTCAACCTGACGATCCCCGCCCTGCCGTACGGCCGGTCCGACGTGCAGTCGCAGATCGCGTTCGCGGCGCCGATCCCGCAGACACCCCCGCCGCCCCCGGCACCGGTGGTCATCGACACGTTCAGCAGCATCAGCAGCACGCAGCATTTCCAGTCGGACCGGTGCATCGTCGGCCCCCGCTCCTGCGGGTGGGACCCGGACGACGCGCGGGTGGGTGACCCGGGCGGGCAGGCTAACCGGTTCCTCTACACGAACGCGTCGCTGGCCACCACGCTGAACCTGACCGGCATGACCAGCCTCGCGATGTGGCTCGGGTTCGGGTCCCGCTACTACACGTACCTGGAGTATCACGGGAAGATCCACGGGGTCTCCCTCTACATCACGCTGACGGACACGTCGGGGAACACGCTCGGGATGAGCCGCACCGGGCTGCGGCTGCCGGTGTCCCCGGACGCGCAGCAGCCCGTGTTCAGCCGCGTGTCGATGCCCATCCCGGCCAGCACCACGTTCAACTACGCGTCCGTCGGCGGGTACACGATCGAGATCCTCAACCGCCACGACCGGATCCGGCGGCTGTCCTGGGTGACCGCCTTCGTCGACGCGCTCACCGCCTACCCGCCGTCGCAGACCGCGAACCCGGTGACCCGCGGCGCCCTCTACACCCTGTACGGGCTGCAGGGGACGGCCAGGTCGGCGATGACGCTGGCGTTCCAGCAGCCCCCCACCGCAGGCACCCCCACGACGATCACCGCGACGGGGGCCGGCAACTACACCGTCCCCGCGCTGGCCGCGTGGCTGAAGGTGGAGGCGGTCGGCGGGGGCGGCGCGGGAGCGTCGCTGACCGCGACGGGCAACGGCGGAGGCGGAGGCGGAGGCGGCTACTCAGCCGAGTACGTGTTCCCAGCGACGCCAGCCCAGGTCATCCCGTATTACGTGGGCCTCGGCGGCACGGCCGGGGCCAGCCCGGTCGACGGGCAGCCGACCGTGTTCGGCCCCGGCCCGTCCGGGCCGATGGCGGTCACCGCGAACGGCGGGAAGTCCGCCCTGCAGAACTCCTCCGCCGGGGCGCTCGGCGGCCTGGCGTCCGGGAACGCGGTCACCTTCCCCGGCGGCACCGGCCGGACCGCCACCGGGTCGGTAGGCGGCGGCGGTGGCAGTTCCGGCGGGAACGCGTCGGCGGGCCTGTCCCCGACCGGCACGGCGGCCACCGTGTTCACCTCGCCCGGCACCGCGAACTGGACCTGCCCGCCCGGCGTGACCCAGGTCTACGCGGAATGCTGGGGGTCCGGCGGGTCCGGGGCCCTGGGAGCGTCCGGCGGCGGCAACGGCGGAGGCGGAGGGGCCGCCGAATATGCGGCGCAGTTCGTCAACGTGACGCCGGGCAACAGCTACAGCTACACGGTGGCGGCGGGTGGCGCTGCCGTGTCCACCTCCGCCACGAACGGTAATAACGGGGCCAGCTCGACGTTCACCGGGGACGCCGCCGTCACGGTCACCGCGCACGGTGGTGGCGCCGGCCTGTACCGGACCAGCAGCGGCGGCCAGGGCCCGGCAGGTACCGGGTCATCGAACGCGGTGCATTTCAACGGCGGCCAGGGCGGTCCGGCGTTTCCCTATTCCGGGTCGGGTGGAAGCTCAGCCGGGCAGGCGGCGGCCGGCAACAACGGCAACGGCTATGGCAGCGCGACCCCCGCGCCGACCGGTGGTGGTGCCGGGGGCGCCGGGACCGGGGCAACCACCGGAAACGGAACCGCCGGAACAGCTCCCGGTGGTGGCGGCGGTGGTACCTACACCAGCCCGGGAACCTCTGGGGCGGGCGCGGCCGGCCAGGTGCGGCTTACCTTCCCGGGCGGCCTGGGAGCCCCGACGAACAACGGCGCCGCAGCCGTGTCCGGCGGCGGTGCGGGCGGGGCGGGCGGCCCGTCCGCCAACACCGTGGGCAGTGCGGGATCCCAGCCGGGCGGAGCGGGCGGCGGGGCGTGCTCCACCGGGACCGCCGAGGCCGGCGGCGCGGGGGGCGCGGGCAAGCTCATCATCACCCCGTACTCGTCCGCGCCGTTCAAGAGCTTGATCGTGCACCGGCCGCCGCTCGGCGCCTTGAAAACTTTCGTGCCGCTCGTCCCCGTCGGTGCCGGGGTCGACGCGCCGGACGGAACCCACGCGTACACGGTCCCGCAGCCCGTCACCGGGGTGAACGCGGACTTCGGCGGGACGTACACCCTGTACCTGATCGCCTCGTCGCTGAACGGCAGCTCGGCCAGGACGATCACGGTGACCGTGACGCAGTACGAGTTCGCGGGCGGCCCGTCCTACTCCGTGTCGACCCTGCCGGTCACGGTCACCCCGGCGCAGGTGACCAACGGCATCCTGACGGCGGGCGTCCTCACCCTGCCGGTCAAGGCCGTCGCTGCGGACAACTCGGGCGGCTACTACTCCGTCAGCGTGACCGACACGAACAACGCGGACCGCTGGCTGGACTGCATCTTCCTGGACTGTCAGGGAAGCACCGTGACTATCAATGGCACCGGCAGTTACATCAACTACTACCTGGATGCGCCGGAGCCGAACCTGGACCTGGGCCTGATCATGGGGTCCTCCCAGGGGCGGCCGTCCGCGGTGTCCGTGTTCGACGCCTGCCAGGCGATCAGCGGCGGGGCCATGGCCATCGAACCCGCCGACGGGGAGAACGCGCTTTTTGCATATTCCGCTGACGCGTCGGCCCCGAACATCTCCGTCAGCTACTACCCGAATTGGTTCTTCGACCGGACACAGTGAGCGGCTAGGGCTTCCACTCCTGCCGGTAGTCCGGGTGGTCGCTCCAGACGGCGGCGAGATGGCGCACCGTGGGGCACGGATACGGTAGCCAGCCATAGCCAGCCGGATGCGGCTCCTCGTCGTCCAGCACGCAGCGGAAGCACATGTGATCGCCGTACGCCATCCAGTCCGTCGGATGATGCTCGGCAAGGATCGCCCGCGCGGCGGCGAGCCAGCGGAGCGCGGGGTCGGCTGCCGCCTTCGCCGCCGCCTCGTCCTCGTCGAGGCGGGCGTTCAGGAAGGCGATCAGGTCATCCACCCGCTCATCATCACACGCGAGGAGGTGAGCGCGGCGTGAGCCTGTCCTACCGGGCCGCCCCCGCGTTCACCAACACCGGCAGCACCGGCGTCACCAGCACCAGCGTCACCAAGCAGGCCGGGACGACGGCCGGCGACTGGATCTTCATCTACGTGTTCGCCGGCACCGCCTCGATGGCGTGCACGGGGTTCACCTCCAAACCCGACGCGAACGGGTTCGGCGGGCTGCTGTACCGGCTCGCGGACGGGTCCGAAGGGTCCTCGTTCAGCGTCACGGGGCTGGCCGGGAACCGGGCGAGCACGATGATCGTCACGGTCGCCGGGGCAGCGGCGACGCTGGACCCGGCCACCGTCGCCACGCCCACGTCCGGCGGGGCGGGCACATCCATCGCCGTCGCGTCGATCACCCTGGCCAACTCCACCGACTGGTGCCTGTGGTTCTGCGCCAACCAGAACGGTTACAGCGGCGCGGGGATGGCGATCACCCCGCCGTCCGGGTTCACCAGCCAGGGCACCAACGGGGCCCTCGCCTCCAACGCGACCATCATGCTGGCCGACAACGAGTCGATCGCCAGCGGGGCGACCGGCACCAAGACCGGCACGTTCACCAGCTCAACCTTCTACAGCGGCGTCATGGCGGGGCTCACCCCCGCCGCCGGCACGTCACACCCCGGGACCGCCGCGCTGACCGGCCTGGGCACCCTGACCGGCCTGGGCGTGTTCGCCGGGACCGCCGCCCTGTCCGGGATCGGCACGCTGTCCGGGACCGCGACCCACGTCACCGGCCACGGCGCCGGGACCGCCGCCCTGACCGGCATAGGCACACTGAGCGCCCTGCCGACCGGCGTCTTCATCCAGGCCGCCGCACTGTCCGGCATCGGCACCCTGTCCGCCGCCTGGACCGGCATCCTGCTGCAGCCCCCGGCGGTCCTGTCCGGCACCGGCACCCTCAACCTGTCCGGCTACATCCTCAGCGTCCCCGCCGGGCTGTCCGGCAACGGCACCCTGTCCGTCCTGCAGGCCACCGGCGGGCTCGTGTTCGCGTCCCCCGGCGCCACCGTCCCCTACGCCTACCCGCTGTCATCCCAGGTGATGGTCGCGCCGCCCGGCACGTCGGCGTGGCGGCCCCTCGGCTCCGTCGGGGCCGTCACCGCGCTCACCTACTCGTTCACATGCCCCGGCGGAGCAGACAAGATGACCGCCACCGTGATGGCCCCCGCCGCGTACCGCACCCAGCTGTTCAATCCGGGATGGCAAGTCAAGATCACCCGCGGCGGTCACCAGGTCTGGAGTGGACGGCTGGATGAACCGCAGCCATCCGCCGGATCGGGCTGGACCCTGACAGCCGTCGGTACCGGCAACAGGGGCACCGACTTCACCGCCGTCTACACGTCCACGTGGCCATCCTCGGAACCCGACCAGGCGATAAACGCTGCGATAGGGCGGGGCCTCAACTGGATAAATCCGGGCGTGGGCACCCCGTCCGGGGCGTGGTTCGGGCAGGCGCCGGACTCCGGCTCGACCACGATCACCGGGCTCCTCAACCTCATCTGCACCAGGGGCGGGCTCACCTGGTATGTCAACTCCCAGCCGGGCGGGATCCCCGGCGACGACCTGGCCGTGTTCCCCCTCCCCACGGTGGCGAACCGGCTGCTGGTCTGCACGCAGCCGGTCGGCAGGACCCTCGGCGGGGACATCAACACCATCCAGATCCGCTACCAGGTGAGCGCTGATGACCCCTCCGGGTCCGGCGCGGCCGCCGTGTACGCCGTCACCTCCGTGACCAGCGCCGCCAGCGTCGCCGCCCACGGCGTCATCGAGACCTACATCGACCTGTCATCCGCCGGGGTCATGTCCGCCGGGGCCGCGCAGGCAGTCGGGACAAAAGTCCTCGCCATCTACCAGCGCGCGAGCTTTGCCGGGCCGTTCACCGCCCGGTACGGGCAGCTGACCACCACCGGAGGCGTCCCCGTCGACCCGGGGTGCGACCAGGCCGGCACCGTGGTCAAGCTGGTTTTGGTCGATTTTGGCTATGGCGGAGAAATAGTTCCAGGGCCGATCAGCTTCCTGGTCGGCGGCTACGAGTGGAACGACCTGGACCAGACCGCCACGATCACCCCGTACCAGAACGTGAATCAAAGCCTCACGGGCCTGCTCTCCCTGGCCAGCCAAGGGCTGACACCCATCACGGCCGCGTAAGCAGAACGGAGTATCACCATGCGGACCATCGTCTGCAAGAACTGCCAGGCCAGCGTCACCCTGTACGGGGACGAGGACCCGCACGCCGCGCTCACCTGTGACTGTTGCGACCAGGACCACCACCACGGGGCCGCCGCCGAGACCACCGGCGAACCCTGCCGGCCCGTCCACCACATCTACGGCGGGCAGCTCGGCGCACCGGGAAACGTCAGCCTGACCAGCGGCTAATCAGGGAAGTTGAGACAAGCGAACTCACCGAATGCCGCACGCGCGGCAGCATCGTAAGCTTGTGCAGCGCTGACCTCATCGGGAAAGGTTCCCAGGCACCTAACCTTCCCTATGTCCTTAATGCTGGCGCGCCAGCGTCCTCGGCGCTGGTCTCGGTAAACACCCTTGTACCGGCTGCTGCTTCCGGTCTTAGTCCTCTTATTGCGGCCATTCTGCACATCAGTCGCCTCGCGCAGGTTGTGTCGCTGGTTGTTCAGGCCGTCGTGGTCTTCATGATCAACCCTGGCGAACCCAGTGATCAGCGTGTGCATCAAGAGGCAGTTGACCTTGCCGTCGACCCTCCAGAAAGTCCTGGCATAGGGTCCGTTCAGGCGCCTGGCCCCTGGTCGCATGTACTCATGCACGGTCCATCGGTACTGCATCACCAGGTCGTAGTCAGCGTCGTCAACCAGCGCGACGCGGCCTGCCGCGGTCTTCCCGTGCAGGGGTACGGTCTTCATGTCGGCCTGCTTTCATCAGGTCGTCCACGCCCCGGGGCCAGTTGCATGGTCGCCGGGGCCTCAGCTTCTCATCTTACCAGGTCATCCACCACGCGCCCACCTCTCCGGGTGCCGTCAGTAATCGGAAGGTGACGCATAGTGGCAAATATGACGGACCAAACTCGAGTAAATTGGATGCTCCAGGCGTTCTTCACCGCGTCGGCGACCGCCACGTTCACCCCCGGCACCGGCGGCGGCTCCGCCCTGGTCATCACCCCGCCGTACAAGCTGCGGCTCATGTCCGCGCAGGGCTCCAACTCGTCCAACGGCACCGAGCTGACCACGTTCGGCGGGTACACCGCCGGCGGCGCCTCGCTCGGCTCCACGTTCTGCGCCGCGCCGTCCGCCGGGCAGCAGTCCAACAGCAACGCTGTGTCCTGGTCCGCGACCAACACGTGGGCGACCGTCGTCGCGATCGAGATCTGGGACTCCGCCGGCACCCCGCTGCGGTGGCTGCAGGGAGCCATCACGTCAATCACCGGGGTGGTAAACGGTGACACCGTGAGCTTCGCTATAGGCAGCATCACCATAAACGCGAGCCAGTGGTAATGCCGCCGCGCTGGAAGTGGGCTTATCTGCTGTACCGCATCGGCGGCTGGCCTGTCTTCAGCGCAGAGGCCGAGGAATACGAGCACAGGCTTATCGCACGCCGACGGCGGCAGCCGTGGGCAGACGAGGACTAAGGAGGCCACGGTGGGCGTGCGCGCGGTCCTGACGATCCTGGTCCTCCGCCTGGCCTGGCCGGCTTGGGCCGTCCTCACCGAGGCGGCCTGGCACCTGGCCGGGCAGGCGTGGGCGTTCGCCGTCCTGGCCGCCGGGCTGGGATGGCTCGCGGCCAGGCTGCCCGCCGCGATGGCCGCCGCGTCCGCGAAAGCCTACGCGGTCGAGGCCCGCGTCGACGGGCTCGTCCCCGCGGTCCACGGCGCCCTGACCGCCGCGTCCACCGCCCAGTCCGCCGCGTCCACCGCCCAGTCCGCCGCGAACAACGCCAACGGCCGGGTCGGCAACCTGTCCGGCAGGAACACGACGAACGCCGGCCTGTCGGACGGGGGCACCAACGGCTCCTCCGGCAGCTCCGGGCTGTCAGACGGGGGCATCAACGGGTCGTCCAGCGGCGCCGGGCTCCCAGACGGGACCCTCAACGGGTCGTCCGGGCAGATCAACACCGGGGGAGGCACGGCGCACACCCACGGCCCCGGCTCCTACGCGGTCGCGAACGGGTTCCACTCCCACTCCAACGGCTCCTACGCGGTCGCGAACGGGAACCACTCCCACGGGGCCGGCTCCTACGCGGTGGGGAACGGGAACCACTCCCACACCCTGCCGAGCGTGTGACCCTGTAACAGCCGGGGGGCGAGCATGAGCGAGGCGCGGATCGAGCACCCGCCGGGGCAGGGCTGGTGGGTCACCCAGGACCCCACCGAGCTCACCAACACCGCCGTCACCCAGGCCAAGGACGACCTCCGCCGCGAGCTAGCCTCCGACCGGGAACTGCTATCCGAGCGGATCCTGCGGACCGAGACCATCCTCCGCGACCTCGACATCCGGCTCAAAGGCGAGATCGCCGACAGCATCAACAGCCTCGAGGCGATCCTCACCCAGCGGATCTCCGGGCTCGAGAAGATCATGAAGCTCCTGGACCAGGCGCTGAGCCGGGGACCGGAACAGGCCGACGACCTCCGGGAACGGCTCCAGACCGACATCAAGATCGCGGTGGAAGGGCTCCGGCAGCTCCATGAGGAACGGTTCAACGCGATCCAGCAGCAGTTCAATGAGCGGGACACACGGGGGGATCAGGAGAAGAAGGCCAGCAAGGAAGCGCTCGACGCGGCGCTGCTCGCCCAGAAAGAGAGTGTCGCGCAGCAGAACGACGCCAACACCACGGCAGCGGCGAAGACTGAACTTAACTTCACAAAACAGAACGATCAGACAGCTGTCCTGATCTCCACCCTGGAGAAGAGCCTCTCGGATCGGCTGACTGAGCTGAAGGAGAGAATTGACCGGGGAGAGGGCAGCAACGCCGGCGCCGCTGGCACCCGCGTCGACCAGCGGGCCAGCCTCGGCACCGTCATCGCGGCGGTCGCGACCCTCGTCGCGGTCATATCGTTCGTTCTCTACGTCGTGAAGAAGTGAGGGGCCGTGGCCGCCAGGGTCAGGGCGTGGATCGCCGCGCATCGGAAGGTAATCGTCGCCGTGACCGGCGCCGCCCTCACCCTGGCCATCCAGGTGTGGGGCACCGGCAACCCGTGGGTCTCGTTCGCGATCCTGGCCGCGACCAGCCTCGGCGTGTACGGAGCCCCCAACCAGGCCCCGCCCGCCGCGCCGTCCCGGGCCGAGAAGACCCTGATCCAGCCTCCCGCCGCCCCGGAGTGACCCGCTGCGGCGGGAGCCAGGCGCGGACACCAACCCCGCTGCCCCGGACCCCGGCAGCCCTGGCCGTCTGAGGAGACCGCCATGGCCTACTGCCGCTGCTGCGGCGTCTTCGCCGACCTCGACGCCGCCAAGATGTGCGACACCTGCCGCGCCAATTGGCAGCCAACCGGCAGCAAGCCCGACGACCTCGGAACCCGCCACCCAGGAGCCCCATGACGATCGCCACGGTCACCGTCTGTGATGCTATTCGCGCCAACATCAGCCACCTCCCCAAAGGACCCGCCGCCGGGTACACGACCGGCCACGGCATCGTCCCGTGGGGCGCGGCGGAGTGGAAGGCGCACCCTGGTGCGGTGAGGATCTGCCAGGACCCCGGCGCCACCGACACCACCGCCGACGTCCTCGACGTCGAGGCCGGCGCGGCCACCATCGCCCGGTGCGCCCCGTGGGCCGAAGCCGCCGCCGCGAACTTCGCCCAGGGGAAACGCGCCGGGCAGCGGAGCCCCGCCGTCTACATGAGCCTCAGCGCCGTCACGCCCGTCGTCAACGCCCTCGTCCACGGCGGCATCAGCGAAGGCGTCGGCCTGTGGGTCGCGAACTGGAACCTCACCGTCGCCGAGGCCACCGCCCTCGTCGCCCACGCGGGCGGGCCGTTCCCCATCGTCGGCGTGCAGTACCGCAACGCCGGGACCTACGACGTGTCCGTGTTCAGCAAGCCGTGGCTCGGCGCGGTGTCCGGGGACCCGGTGACGCACCCGCCGAAGGGGTTCCACGGCGAATGGGTCACCAAAGGGCAGCTGTCCCTCGCGCAGCTCGCCGCCACGTTCGGCCTGAAACCCTCCACGCTGCTCCGCATGACCGCCGTGCACTTCGGCCAGTTCGGGCCCGAGCTCGCCTCATACGTCAACGCGGTCCACAACGGGACGCTGCGCCCCAACTCGCCGCTCCCCGCGGCCAGCGTCCTGTGGGTCGACTGAACTGTAATACGCTTGACCCCTCTCGGGGTGACGGCAGGGCCCTCCGCGCATCGCGGAGGGCCCTGTTTTCGCGTTCATGAGGCCTTCGCCGCCTGCGCCTCGGCGATCAGCCGCTGCACGTACGCATCCACCGACGCCCGCGTGTACCGGGCCAGCGAGCCGAGCTTCACCTTCTGGATCTCGTCCTCGGCGGCCAGGCGGGTGACCTTCTTCGGCGAGCACTTCAGCCGCTGCGCCACCTCGCCGGTAGTGAGCAGGTCGAGCACTTCCAGGCCCACGTCGGCCATCGCGGTTCCAGAGCCGGTCATCGTCTTCCCTTCGCCTGCCGGGGCCTGGAGACAGGCTCCCGTGTTCTCCCGCCACGGTTGACGGTAAATGGAGACATCCGGAGTCCACTCTAGACCAGACATGTCCATCCTGGGTACCGTGGTGTCATGAAATGCGGGAAGATTTGCTACACGAGCGCGTATGCCGCACTCAGGGCGTCCCTGCGCATGAAGCCGCCGCCGACCGGCGTGCTGCCGGTGCGGTCCTATCGCTGCGGCAAGTGCAAGGCGTGGCACCTGACCAGCCGGGTTCGGAGGCCGGCGTGACCGGGAAGCCGGCCGGGGCGCGGCCCAACCGCGAAGGCAAACCCTGGCGGCGCGCCGACGGCCGCTGGCAAGCCCGCGCCTACCCGCCCGCCGGCGGCATCGACCGCAAGCCGCGCACCGTCTACGGCAAGACCCGCGCCGAAGCCAAGGCCAACGCCGCCGAGCTCACCGCGCAGCTGGCACGCGGCATCCCGTCGGACTCCGGGCAGACCGTCGCCGACGCGTTCGCCAGATGGCTCGGCGTCACGCTCCCCCAGTACGTCCGCGCGGGCCGCCTGGCCGCCTCCACGATGGACTCGTACCGTGACAACGCGCGGCTGCACATCCTGTCCGGGCGTGACGGCATAGGCCATATCAGGCTCACGGAGCTCCGCGCGGACACCGTACGGGAGTGGCAGGACCGCCTCTCACGCAAGCCATCCGGCCGCCAGCCCCGCAAATCCCGTGACGAACCGCGTGACGACCGGCGTGACGCGTCACGCAACGCGTCACGAAAGACGCTCTCACCGCGCACCGTCGCCTACTGCCGGGAGATCCTCCACAAGATGATCGCCGACGCGATCCGCGACGAGACCGCCGGCCTCACCCGCAACGTCGTCGACCTCGTAGAACCACCCAAGGCACGCCCGGCCGAACCGGTCATCCCCACCCCCGACGAGACCTCGGCGCTGCTGATCGCGATGGCCGACGACCGGTGGTGGTGCTACTGGCTCCTGGCGTTCCTGCTCGGCTTCCGCCGCGGCGAGGGCCTCGGCATGCGGTGGGACGACCTGGACCTGGAGCGGCGGATCTGGACGCCGGGCATGCAGGTGCAGCGGCTCCGCGGCGACGCCGACCCCGCCACGGGGAAGCGTGGCCGGGGGCGGCTGGTGGCCAAGGAGCTGAAGACGCAGGCGTCACGGGACCGGGCGCCGCTGCCTGACGCGGCCGTGGAGGCCCTGACGGCGTGGCAGCGGGAGCAGCGGCGCCAGCGGATGGCCGCGCCCGCGTGGGCCGACCTCGGCCTCGTCTTCACCACGAACCTGGGGACGGCGGTCGAGCCGCGGAACATCAACCGGCAGTGGGAGAAAGTCCGCGCCCGCGCCGGAATCCAGCGGCCCGCCCGGCTGCACGACCTGCGGCACGCCTGCGCGTCCTACGCCCTCGCCGGGGGCGCGGACCTGAAGACGGTGCAGCGGATGCTCCGGCACGCGCGGATCTCCACGACGCAGGTGTACGTGCACGCGCTGGAGGACGTGCCGCGGGCCGGGGCGGACGTGATGGACCGGGTACTCGAAGGGCTGCGGCAGCGCTAGGACGCTTCCCACAGGGACCGCTGGATTCCTCCGGGTCCGTCGGGGTCGCGCAGGTGCCGGAGGGTGACGCTGGACTCTGCCCAGCCCGGTCGCGGGGATAGCTCCGCGATGAGGCGCCAGCCAGCTGCGCGGAGCGATGCCCCCGACTCACCCTCCTGCGTGTAGGTGATCAGCCGCCGGTAGCCGAGCGCCTTCGCGGCCCGCCACGCGGCACCGTAGAGCATGGAATTTACATTGGGCGTGCCGTCGAGGGTGCAGGTGCGATTGACCTCTAGCGTGTACCCGTCGTCCAGGTGGCGCGCGACCGGGCGGCCTACCGTGGCCACGCCGACGAGCGTGTCCACGATCGCCACGCCGAGGCAGAACTTCATCCCCTGCGGCGGCTTATGGTGCCGGTGGTGAGCGTCGATGAAGGCCCTTGCTTGCCGGAATGAGACCGGGACTATGACGAGCCTGCTCACTGGCCGCGCTCGCGGTTGCTGTCACGGTTGCGGTCATTCAACCGACCGCAACCCGTCAGAAGGTCACCACGTCCCGTGTTCCCGCTGGTCAGGCTAGCGCGCTCGGAGGGACTCGAACCCCCAGCCTTCTGATCCGTAGTCGTAGGCGGCGGTGGACAGGCGTGGACTCCGGTGCGGTAAAACCAGGTCACGGGCACTCCAGTCCGCTGCTGGCCGCTGGTGTCCGCCGCGGCGGTTGCTGTCAGCGTTGCGGTCACGCGACCACTCCGTCATCGCGGCCGAACATGACCGGCTGGATCGGCTTGGACAGGCGCTTGCGGATCAGGTCCGCCGACTTCGGGTCCTTCTCGATGATGACGCAGCGGAACCCCTCGACGATGCACGCCTCGGCGACCGGGCCGGAACCGCCGAACATGTCCAGCACCGTCCCGCCGGGCGGGGTGATGAGCCGGGCCGCCCAGGAGATGAACCCGAGGGGCTTGACCGTCTCATGCGCCGTGCCGTCCTCGAGGCGGGGCCGCTCCGAGGCGGGGGCCTTGGCCTGATAGCGGAAGGTCGGGTAGAACCGGGACGCGCCGCCGACATCCTTGTACATCGGCCCTTGACGTGTTCCGACTCCGCCAAACATGCCGGGCGGGAAGTCCTGCCTTGAGGAGACGCCCCCAGATCTGGAATCCCCGCTCTGGCGGTCTAGCTCGCCTGCCGGGCAGTCCGGGGCGCACGCGCCGTCACACGCGGCCGAGTGGGTGAGCACGATGTTCGCCGGCCAGCGGCCAGTCACCTCTGACTCCTGCCCTACGGAGGTCGTCACGTTCGGCCGGTAGCCAGCCTCAACGCGGGAGACGCGCTGCAGGCTGGATGAGCCGCCAGCGTTGTTCGTCCGCACCTCGCTGCCGACCTTGCACCCGTCGATGTTCAGCGCTCCCGTGCCGTACTCCAGCACATTGGCCGCCACGGTGCCCTTCAGGGGCTTGCGGGCGAGCCACCACATCTCCTGGCCGGGTTTCAGCGCCGTCCCCCAGCCTTCCCAGCGGGCCGCGTCCTCGGTGGCGGGGGCGGTGATGTCCGCGCATACCTCGCGGCGATCACCTACACGCAACTGAAGCGACGTGCCGCCACCTTGGATCGCGGTGCGCTCCTTGATGACCTCCCGTTCGGCAGCGATGAACTGCGCCCGGTCACCCTCGATCAGAGCGTCATAGTCGTCGGCGATCCCGAGCGCGACCTTGATTGCGGGCCACATCTCAACGCTTGGCAGCTGCTGATGCTCCCAGTTCCAGCACGCCCCGGACGGCGTACCGACGACGGCCAGCGAGACCTGCTGCGGGGTCATGCCCTTGGCTTCGCGGTGCAACCGGATCACCTCGGCGACAGCGGCGATGCGCCGTTTCGTGTCGATGTTCTCCTCGGCGCGCTTGTCGATGGCCTTGGACACGTCCAGCGACTTCGGGAACCCCGACCCGAACAGGTGCAGCACGCAATCCCTCAGATCAAACCCCGCGTCCTCGACAGCCCACGCCGTCCAGTGCGAGGTGCGCGGGATCGACCACACCAGCGCGTGCCCGCCCGGCTTCAGCACCCGCCACGCCTCCGCCATCCGCTCGGCGAGCATGTCAACGAACCGGCTCCGGGCCCGGCAGAAGTCATCCCAGTCGCGGCCCATGAACGCGATCCCCGCCGGCGGGTCCGTGACGATCGCGTCGATGCTGTCCGCTGGCAGCGTCCGCAGCACGTCCAGGCAGTCCCCCAGGTACAGCGTAACGTCCTCGTCGGCGTAGTACGGCGCGCTCACGGCGCGGTCTCCCAGTCCGCCGCGATAGCCAGCTGCGCCGCCGCCAGCGACACCCGTCCCGCGCACACCTCGGCGTGCAGCCGGTTCTCCACGGCATCCTTGACGTTCGGCACCCGCCCCACTTCGGGCCAGAGATTACCGATGTCGTTCGACCCGCCCAGCTCCAACGGCACGAGGTGGTCGAGCTCGGACGGCGTGGCCGCCGGGATCCCGTACGCCGGGTAGGCCACGTCGTGCTTGGCGTGGTCTGTCGCGGACGCCGGGGGGCGGACGGCCGCGGTCCACCCGTGACGGCAGATCGTGCTCCCGATGCTGGCCTGGGTGATGCGCGGGTCAAGGCTGCCCGGCGTGCAGGCCGGGTCGGGGAGGCGGCCGTTGTCGCGGGCGTGGCACTGGCCGGGCCGGAGCGTGACCGTGTAGGTGACGCGGCCCTCGTCCGCGACGGCGGCCAGGGTGCCGGGGATGGCGGCGGAGACGCCCGGGACGGACACGGCGGGCGGCACGGGTGACGGCGGCGGGGGCATGGTCCCCGC